ATGAATTTTCTGGATTTGGGCAAAACGCGTTCGGGATACTTAAACGCGCTTTCGCAAGCCGGCCTTCAGGTCGCAATGTTCACGGATTTTGAAAAAGTGCCCAAGACCGCCGCCGATACCGGCCGCCAGTTCCAGATGCCGGGTTTTGCCATCGAGCAGGCCGACCACACCCGGAACTCGGCCTTCTGGCTGTTTCTGTAGGAAGGTGACACCTATATCGGCGGTGCAGCCTCGATGCTGCAGGATCTGGGCCGCGAAACCTTGGCCGAGTTTTTGATGCGCACCTCGCGGCATCAGTTTCCCAATGATGCAGGCGGCGGGGTTGAAAGCGTCGCCGAACCGCTGGCGCGGGAGGTCAGCGGCCGACTGGCCTATATCGGCGAGCTGAACTTTCTGCCCGGCCACCGCGGCAGACGCGCGGACCGGCTTGAGCCGTTCATGCGGATTTTTCAGATCCTGACGATCCAGAAATGGGATGTGGGCTGAATATACGCCTTTATCCCGGACCGTCACATGCAGGCCCGTCTGGATCTGGTTAACGGCTTCAGCCGGGCAATTCCGCGGGCGCAGAAGTGGCGCCACCCGGAGCCGGAAGTGCGCAGCAGCTCCGAATGGTTTGTCGGCGCGTCACGCCTGGACATGGAGCACATGCTTCAAAGCGACTTAGCCAAATTTGATATCCTGTGAGAAATTGGCCACCATCAGCTTGCCATCCGGAAAATAGACCGGTGCCAGAACCCGCCGGTACTGCCGGGCGAATCGGCGCCCGTTCAGCAGCTTCACGTCGATCGACGGATGCGTGATCACCGGCTCGCCGCGGCTGATCGCTTCGCTGTGCGCCATCACCAGATCTGCGTTTAACCTGTCGCTGAACCCGTTCAGCGTGTCCCGAAGCTGATCGCTGCTTGCCACTTCAAAGCAAACGGACGCCAGGCTGGCCGGACCTGACTTGATCGGCTGGACGCGGTTTTTCTCTGCATCCGGCGGATCGAACAAATCCACCTGGTGCTGCAGCTGATCAAAGCTTTCCAGACGGCCGCTGTTGTCAAACCACCAGTCCAGGAATTTCTGCAGCGACACGTCGCAGCCGCGGTACTGGCGGGAGCGGGCAGCCGACTGCAGCTGGGCATTGAGGATTTCAAATGCCTTGCCTCCCCCGCCCTGCGGCCAGGCAGCAGCTCGAGCCCCGCGGTGTCGGACGAGAAATAGTGAAACGATCCCCCCAGCCCGCGCGCCAGCGCATCCAGCATGCTCCAGCCGATCTCCCGCTCTTTCTTCAGCGCGCTGTTGAATGTGCCATAGGGAATACCGCATTTCAGCGCTGCCTGCCGGTTGGACAGGTACATATCTGCCAAAAGCGCAGAGATTTTACTTTGAATAAGCGCCATATGCGTAAGATCTTTCACATTTTACACAATATTCTGCACAAAATGACCGGCACGGCAATGCAGTCTCTGCGCGATCCTCTCAGCACCTTTTTCATGCACAGGCTGAATGCGTCGCACCAGAATTCTCTTAGGCATAAGGCTCTCAGCCCGTTCTGTTACATTTTCCTGCTACTGGTAAGGTTTTGGTGCGGACGGCGGGACTCGAACCCGCACGGCCATACGGCCAGGAGATTTTAAGTTATGATTGAACTATTTAAATCCAAAAGGATAGCCAATTTTTCTCCCACGGACAAAACGTAAACATACAGCGAAAGTGGGAGCGCCTTTTCCTCCCGCCCTGCCCCTCGCTATTCCAGCCATATGCTCACCATCCAGAACACTTGCGCCTGAGTCCCGAAGTAATTCCCGAAGCGTTCCCACCATCAGGATTGGCCGCCTCCCATGCTGACCATTCAGATCACCTGTGCCTGCGGCCAATACAGTACCGTCACCGACGAGCGGGCGATTGCTCGAGTTCAACGCGCCGAGCGGTTAATCTTTCGCTGCACCTACTGCGGCCTGGCAGAACAAGTCGAGGCGCGCCTTGCATGGGAGGCAGAAATCAATCCATTGGAAGCAGCATTCGCGAACGGAATGAAGGATCCGGAACAATGAAAGCAGAGAGGCTTGAAAATGGCTTGATCAGGCTCTCTGGCCCCATCTGGAAGGACGAGTTCTTAGAAGAGCGTTTGAAGCCCTGGATTGCCTAGTATGAACGGATGCACGAGGATCACGGTCACCACACCTACAAAGTCGCGGCCGAAGCATTGAAAGCACTGGAAAGGTAGCCGACCGCCTTAATGGGAAAACATCAGAGCAAAGTGATATACGCTTCTGAGCAATACCAAGAGAACGCCAAAGCCACCCAGCAAGATCACGGCATTCCCGGCCTTGTCGCTCAAGCGTTTATGCATTCTGGGCCGCTTCACGATGCCGATCTTCCCAAGTGCTAACCAATACTGCCCCAAACCTCCGAAAATTCCCCGTAAATGGCAAGCGTCGCGCCCTACCATCTACCTGCCCCTGTCCCGCGGGGGCAGCGGCCCGCAGGTAACCAGTGCTCTTTTTTTCGGTATGCGGGCCGCACTCCTCCGATATGCACTCGCTGCGCGATCACATGGGTCATCTGAGCCAATTCACCCACTGGGTTGCCCGCCTCACCAGTCCAGCCGATGAAGTTGTTCACCCAAGGTGATCCAGACAAACCGTCTCTCACCACTGCTTCAGTCTCGCGGGCTCGATCCGGCGGCATTGCTGCAGAAGCACCCTTTGCAAACTCGGCCGTTTGACGCAACCAACCGAGGTTTTCTGCTACGGCGCAGCCCGCCGTTCCCGCCGTTCGCTGCGACTGCGAGATTATGGAACCGGTGAGTTCACACGATGCGGACTTTGCTGCCGTCTGCTGCGTGTCCGCCGATGTCAGCTTTTAGGGACACCACTGAGATTGAGCTGAATGCTCTGCCCACCATTGACGTACTCAGCACTTATGACCGTCAGATTACCGCTCCCGCCGCCTTTTCTTATGCGTCCTGATAAATCAAAGTGCGCGGCATATCTTCCTTCAAAGAAACCTTCAAAGTCTCCAGCTCTAAGTATTACGTGCTGGTATTTATTCGGAAAATCCACCAGTGCAAAAAACCATTCATTGTCCAACGTCAAATTCGCGTCGTCGGCAAACACAGGTTCTGGCAGTCCCAACACAGTTGAGTATTTCTGCCGCCACATTTTTGGGGCGTTCTGGCTGGCAGCGAGTTTTCGATCAACTTCATTGCGCCGCCAGACTATCACCGGGAGGTTGTTTAGCTGAACAATTTCTGCATCTCCGGGATCAAAATCAGAGACGTTGATCACTGGTCGGTTCGCCGCTTCGCGCGCGATAACGTCAGCGGACGGCAGGCCCGTTCTCAACAGCAGAAAAATCCCTAGCAAAACCAGAAACAAAAGAGCCGCTGCGGTTACGGTGTAGAGGGTGTGTGGACGCTGCATAGTGAAGATAGACATACTTAAGTGTTTTCTGCGAAGCAAAGATGAAAAAGGGTACCAGGAGCCTGCTCCGCCATTCGAACAGAATGGTCCACGGGAACTAAAACGGTCACTCATACAGCGCGCAGCATCTGTCACTATGGGCTCACTGCCGCCTTGCGGCGCCGCGGCGCGCTGATCGGCGGCCTAGATGGCTGCCGGCACTTCCGCAGGCAGCCCGAAGCGGCCGTAGACTAGGGGTGCCGCGCCTAGGATGCTGCCGGTGCGAAATTCAATGGTCAGTTTCCCAGAAGCGGACCCTCGGCAAAGCCAAGCTGCCTCACGGGATGCTGCGGGTTGCACCGGGGGCAGCGGAGCGCAGAGAGCTGACTTTGCAAACGCTAATTTTACCGCGGGGCATTCACGGGCGGCCCTTAGCCGTCGCACATCGCGACCATCTTCACCGCAACGCGGTTTCTCTTCCCAAGCGCTCGATTGGTTGAAATTCAGTCTTCTGCTGCAAAGAATCTGCAAAAAAGGATGCCACAATGACATAGAACAAAGAATGAACATTTAAATCTTCTAAGCTGGTTCTGTTTCAAGGTGCAATTGTTAACTAGTAAGGTGTTGCTGCTGTTTTCCTGTTTCCCCAGTAAGTATGGCATCAACACGGTATTTTAGGACGGTCGGCTCGTGACTCGGTTAGCATCGTGGTCACGGGCCATTTTTTCGTAGTTTAGGCGAGTTACCGCTTCGGATGCCGTGGCCAGTAGAACAGCTCTCCGCCCGATCTGCTTGTTCTCCCTGAGCCAGCCGGTCGCGAGGAATGAACCTGCTTCGGGCTGGTTGTCGCCGGTTACGTCCTGCCAAGCACCACCTGGCGGGACCGAACCTGGAGCCGCACCGCCGCAAGCAGCCCAGAGCGGTCGTGATCTTGGCGCCCGCAACATCGGGCCCTTCCCGTACAGAGGGCGGGAAGCCGTCATTCGCCGCAACCGCGAGCGTAAAATCTGCAAAGTACGGAAGCGGACATTCAGACCTGAACTCAGGTTGGGGTGAGGGTTTTCAATACAACGGACGGAGTACAGACATTCGCGACGTGCGCGGCGGAATTTTCGGCCACCTCTATAGCAGGCCTCGAGACTGCTAGAGGTTTTTGTTTTTAGAGGGCTAAGCGTTAAGTTCGAACACTTGATGCAACGCCTTAAGCATGGCTGAATACTCAGTTTTCGGGTCAGCCAAATCGTCCTGCAGCGCCTCGACTAAGATCGAGCGTTTGTCTTCATCTTGCTCCTGAATAATCCGTTCGAAACTATCTGCATAACGAGATATCTGCGCCCCGCGACGTTCCACCAATTCAGTACGATTCAAGTCCAGCCCGCGTGTTGGCTTTATACTCCGCATACCTTTTGTGGTCCGGCCGCGTACGACAGCTGCCAAAAATAGCAGATGATCCTCCGGAGCATCAACATGAGGATCAATGACACCTTCCGCGTCTGATTTCTTCTGGTTGCATCGTTCACACGCCAATGTCAGATTATTCCAGTCAAAAGTCTTCTCTCGGGCTTTTGACTTTGGAGAAATGTGCTCGATATCACCATGCGAAACGTGCCGGACGTAAGCCTCACAGTATGCGCACTTTCCATAATTTTCTGCGACTAAAGCGTCCTTGATATCTTTGTGCCCATAGCGCTTGGTTTTCTTGGCGATTTCCTCCTTGTCGCCGCTAGCAATGGCGTCCATAAGCTCTTTTTTCCATTGTTCTTCGTTATCTAACAAAACTTGAGGTTTGGGACCCTTGGACAGCTTTCTCATCGCGCCAATCCTGCTAGAGCTTCAGGAAACAAACAGCCCAGGCCTGCCGTTTGCAACTCTTTTTTCATTTCATCAAGAAGATCCCGGCTCAGTTCCCGCTCTTCGTATTTTCTGATAATCCGCACTAGGTCTTCCTCGGCCCAAATTGGTAAAGTTATGGGAACCCCTAGAACTTCAGAGAGCACTTGGGTTGCTGGTCCTGCCTGTTCTTTAAGGTCGATCATTTCTGCTCTAAAAGAAGAGCTGTTCTTGACCTCGGATGGACCGTTTTTTTTCGGCAAAACAGGCAAAGCTCTGAGTGCATACACGTGTGCTTCTCGGACTGATGAAACGATGAACGGACTGTGCGTTGCCACGACAAACTGAACCAATGGAAACGCGGTCACAAGATTTCTGAGAAACTCCCGTTGTAGAGATGGGTGTAGATGGTTCTCTGGTTCGTCCAAAACAATGGTCGGGTGACTCTTGCCAGATTTTGTGTAGAGAAAAATCTGCCACACGACCTGCATTACAGACATTAAGCCACCCGATGCACCGTCAATTGGAAACTCGCCAGTGTCTGTTTTAAGGATCAGCTCTGGTCGCCTGACTTCAAGGCTCTTAAAACCAATTTCGCGCGGAAGAGTCTTTCTCAGAATATCCTGAAACGCCTGAAACATCCCCTTCACCTCGGGGTCTGCTTTCATGTCTGAGTTATCGGAACCAAATCCTGCAAATCCGATCAAGATTTCCTTAAAGGGTAGCAGTGGATCTCCAAGCTGCCTACGTGTCTCGCCGTGGTATCTGTTTTCGGTGCCGTAGTTGTTTTGAGCAAATTTAAACGCGCTAAAGGCCCTATCCAAACTCAGGTTTCCAAACGGGATACTATCAATTTTCTGATATCTTGGCGAAGCACGATGTGAACCTATTTGAAATCCCTGCTTTTTTTGGACACCCTCGAGAACTACCTTGTATTCAATATCTGAAATCGTAGGACGTCTAAGGAAGCATTCTTGTTCATTTCCGTAGGTCAAGGTTCCAATATAATTCGGGTCAGTATCTTTATCTTCTGGTTTGCCTGCTGATTTCTGCTTGCCAAGAAGCTTCTGTGTACGCGCAAGAACTGTTGACCACCAACCGGTGGCTGAGTAGGTACGTTCACCCGTTTGTTCATCGTCAACTGGTGTGGCTAGGTAGATAGCACCTTGCCCTTGCTCATCCTCCAGACTCGACGCGATAAGTGAAAGTATGGTACTCTTTCCAGAACCATTTGGCCCGGTGATTATGGTAAGGCTGGGGTGAAATCTAATCACCAGATCTTTGAGATTCCGCCAGTCAGAAATCTCAATCTTAGAAAAGTTTTGCATAAAACAACCTCGTGCCCTGCCTACTACGAACGAATATCACATCACAGGTCAACTTCAAGATGAACGCTCATATAGTCCAGCGTACTATGGTATTGATCAGCCAGATAATGCGCCTGCAGCGAACGGCAGGAATGCGGGTTGCGGCTACAGCGTTTTATCAAAGTGCTCAAGGGCCAGAAAGGGCCGGTCAGTCAGGTCCCGCCGCCCGCTGGACCTGACTTTGCGAAGCCCGCTTTCTGCGTTTACTTGGCCTTCACACAAGTCTTCCATAATCAAGCACAGTCGCGGCTAAGCGGCGCTATCTCAAACCAATGGCTGGCTAGCCATAATCTGGCCATTTGGCAGCACGACGTTTACACTGCTTCCGTCAAATCTTAGTGAGGCAAGTGCGACTTCTCGCGCTCCGTATGGCAGCTGGCGATCATGGTTAGAGATAGCTTGAAGTAACTTATTCTTGGAGAGAACAAGGCGCGTGGCGTGTCCGCTAGAAGCAACCCCCAAACCCGGGGGGTGTATAAGACGGCCCTGATATTGATGCGTAAAGTTCAGGTTTTTCCACAATTTCTTACGAGAGGGGTCCGAGGGACCGCTGATGCCAATGACGTCTTTGAGCGTGAATCTTTCGAGCAAATCCGGGGCCGTGTAAAACAGCTTATCCAGAAGCCAGAGCTCTCCGATCTGATCATGTTTGGCGATGCCCAGAATGACCGCTTCCTGTCGGTCAGCGTAGACGAACAATAGATCATCCGTGCCTTCTGCATAACCTAAATTGGGGTCAAAATTCCCTAGATGAAAGTGGTGAATATTCCAGTGCCATAGCAGCGGATCTTGTTTAAGCTCCGCGCGTTTAAAGTCCTTTAGAACTTGGCGGGAAACACGATCTTTTAATGACTTACCGTCTTCTAGGGATTTTTGGATGTTGTTGACGATCGTCGTATACGGCTCAGGATTAAACTCAGCGCGGCGTACTTTTCGATAAATCGGCACCAAACATCGCGTATGGAAGTGCATCCAATCAAGCAGTAGCGACGAGTGCAGATGCATGAGTTGCGATCTGTCTAGACTGCACACCTGCGCTTTACGGGGTAAGGTGATGAAAACACCAACTTTGCGTCGCCGCTCGGTCATCAACTGGCTTTCCAGCGCCGCGGAGAAATCACCAATGTCCATAGCATACAGCTTGGCAATATCAGCCATGAGCTGGTCAATTTGTGAGTGTTTCAATATTCAATCCAAAACTTATATAGTATTGCTGTGCTCTAAGGCAGGTCAGCTGTAACGGATTAACTCTAATCGGACATTCCAAAGTAATCAATGGACTGATGGCCGAGGTTAATACCTTTTTGCTACCGAAAGAAACTCGAAAATGACGGCACTGGCTCGAAAGCAAGGCTTGGCACAATCGCGTCGAAGGACAGATATTTCGGCGCTGCAGACTTCCATCGAGTAATCGGTTTCGCAAACGCTGCGAATGGCCGATTCGGTGAAGCCGCACCAAGGCGAGAGTTGACGAGATGCATGACTGCTATGGCTCGGCTTGCCGCGATTAGCAGCCATTGTTTACAGTTTTGCGAAGTCCGCTTCCTGCGCTTCTCTGACACTCGAGCGGAGCGCAGCATCGCCCTCGACCGCCACCGCCTGCTGGATGGCGGCTTAAGGGGAAATGGCCCAAAGGCTTCGCACCCGCAGCAGACCCATTGCTGCGCCTCTTACGAATGTCGAGTTTGGGCTGGCATTTACCGTTCGTTAACTGGAATAGTGGAGGCTGCAGCCATGATCTGGTCTTACTGCATCGCTGCTGACATTGCCACGCCGAGCCCTCCTGAGGGCATGGTAAGAGCATCAAGCGAGGCCGAAGCCTTCGCATTGGTCGGACACCAGGACACCAACCTATACCCGCTTTGCGACGATGTAGAGTGGCCAGACCAAGAAGCGGACGAGCCAAGTGTGTGGTGCCCCCCACGCTAACCGGAAATCAATAGGCTTATGGTAGAAACAACCCGCAATCCGAATTGGACCCGCGACGAGCTTCTTGTTGCCCTTGATTACTATCTGGAGAATCGGGACGACTATTTTTCGCCGACAGGCAAGGGCGTCTTAGAGTTGACGGCGAGGATCGGCTTAGTTGCCAAAGCCCTTGGCCTGACTGGATCAGATACCCTGAGGAACGCCGCTGGCGTTTCAATGAAGCTACTGAACTTCCGGTCCCATGATCCCGAATTTGAAACCGCAGGCCTTACCCGAGGCAATAAGCTTGAAAAGGTGGTCTGGCAAGAATACGCCGACCGTCCAGCCGAACTCAGAAAAGTCGTTGCGACGATTCTCAACACTTGTGCGAATTGCGTAACTGAAGACGCACCGGTGCTTCAGGATGACGACGAACCCGAAGCACAGGAAGGCAGACTATTGTCTCGCCTGCACCGCTACAGGGAGCGTGACAGGAGTATCACCAAGAGGAAAAAGGCGTCGTTTATCAATAAGCACGGGCGCCTTTTCTGTGAGGCCTGCTACTTCGACTTCACAAAAGTCTACGGTGAGCGCGGCGATGGGTTCATGGAGTGCCACCACACCAAGCCAGTTTCCGAGATTGAGAAAGGGCAAACCACAACGTTGGCCGACCTCGTTCTTCTATGTGCCAATTGCCACAGGATGGTTCACTCTGCCCGCCCTTGGTGGAGTATGGATCAACTCCGGGCCGCATTGAAAAAGCCAACCTAAACCGCGCCAGTTTGCCGCGTCAAAGATGAAGACGTTAGCTAGCTACAGATCAGATGCCAGGAAGCTTCCTTAACCCTCTGCTTTTGCAGAAGAAATTTTACTGCACGTGGCCTGAATGTCTGAGAAGGCTGCCTGCGGTCACCTGCGGAAGTGCCGGTAGCTAACTAAGCCGCCGATCAGCACGCCGCAGCGCCGCAAGGCGGCAGTGAGCCCTTTGTGGCCGTTTCCCACAGCCTAGCAGGGGAGAGCGGTTTCTGTGCCTGTCGATAGGTCGAAGATACTTCTCTAATGTATGGCGAATTGCAAAGTACAAGCCCGACCCAACCCCAATTACAGACCGCGCAGCATAATGAGCATTCGCCTGCTTCACCCGTCGTGAACCGGCGGCGCCCCCTCGGCTGCCGCCCTTGAGACTTATACGGCCCAGCTGCTGGGACTGGATCCACCAGCAGCCGACGCGCCTCTCTACCCCATCAGGCCGACCCCGCTCGTGCACGGTAATATTGATCAAAGTTATCTGCGGACATCGGAGGTTCCGAATACGCGTTCCTGAGCGCGTTCCATGCTTGTCTAAGCGTATCCTTCCGGACGGCAGGCTCCCACTTAGCTTCAGTCCGATCGTACGCCACTCGAGTCTTCCTGTTTTTACTAGGAACGTAGCCCTGCTGCGTCGACCAATAGGTGCCAGACAGATCGCTGACTTCCAGAAGGACCCGTCGCCGTTGTCCTGCTCCGAGTTCGTCTAAAAGTGCATGAGATCGGTCCAGTCCGCGGATCCAGTTCATCATGAGGTGGCTATGTGAGACGAACGTCTTTCCCCCTCTTTTTTCCACGATTGCGCCATCGGACAACCACACTTCACCGGGACTTTCTAAGAAAGCCGCTACATTGAAAACCGAAATTTCTGAACCGTTGCTGGACTCTGGGGGCATCCAGTAGGCGAGGTATCCATCCTGGAACGGGCCATGGTCGCCCGACGTTCCCGTACCGTAGGGCGCATAGAGTGTCGCTTCGGCCGACAGCCCATCAAGCATGGCGATCGGCGGAATGCCTGAGGGCCACTCCGCCGGGGCGACTCTAAGGACGGCTCTTGGCACTAGTTTTGGCAGCACCGACTTTTCTTGACCGAAGGCCGCTCGGTGAATCGCAGGCCAATGTCCCTTCCAGACCCCAGGTCTGTGCCTGTCCTCCTCCGCCATCTCGATCTCGGTATGCTCTGTTTCGATCCGTTCGATCGCTTGGAGGTTCGCTACAAGTGCAGTCGCGAGATCATCCGTTAGCTTCGATCGCGCCTTGGCTCGGGCCGCGGAATCTGCTTCTGGTGGAAGGTTGTAGGTCAAGATCCGCCTCTGGCGAATGTCGAAAGGAAGGGCCTCAGGACCACTTCCACAGCCAACGTTCAGGACGGCAATGATCCTCTCAGGGCCAAGCGCACGCATAGCGTAGCCAAGCTCAATCATCACGTTTGGATTGGGGACGGCTTTCCCTGCCTCGCTGGTCGTAACAGGTGTAACGTCCGCCACGAAGATGGCTGCCTTGGCAACCTGTTCAAAGATGGTTCCTACGATGTCCGCCATACCCTGCGCTGACTTCGTGTCGTGGTCGAGCGCGATCGTCCGCTCAGGTTCCTCGAGTTGCAGCTCCTCTTGTGCCTTGCCCCTTGCAGCATCCAAGGCGGCCCGAATAAATGAACGGTTCACCTTCGGGTTGAGATCAGCCTGCCAAGACCAGAATACCGTCTCCGACATCCACGCTTCCTATCATTTGTTTGATCCGTCCAGCGGGCCATACCACCCGGTGCCACTTGATTTAAAGCGCAGAAAAGCAGTTTGTATGACTTCGAACAGCACTTCTGAGATGGGTTTTCATTCGTAAATGGCCGCTTTGTCCGCACTGTGTGAGCTCACCGGGTCCGAAACCTCGCAGTCGCAGCGAACGGCAGGAACGGCGGACGGCGCCGCCGCATACTATCTCGGCTGGCTGCTTCAAACGGCCGAGTTTGCAAAGAGCGCTTTCTGCGCTTCGCAGTCGCCGGTGGAGTCTGCAACATCAAACAAGGCTACACCGCCTTGGCGAGCGCTCGCTTCCGGAAAATTGACCAAGGAGTTTCGCACCGGCAGCATCCTTGACACGGCAACCCGCGTCGATGATCACGCCACGCTGTGACTTGCCGACCGCACCCGCAGCGGCCGGATAGTAATGGAACGGCCGACAAGCCTACATCGGGACTGTCTCTTGGCTCAATTGTCCAACAATCGCCTGATCCAGAAAGCCAGGGGCCTGAAGCGAAAGAAGGTCCCGGCTATGCCGGGGCCTCCCAGTGCCAGATTGTACCCCGAATCTACCCGCCGTATCGGCCCGTTGCTTCGATCAGCTTACCGCGCGCCAGGCGCTGCAACACCGGGTCGCCTGCACTCAACCTGGCGATGGCGTCTGGGACCGACGCCTTGGCATAACCCACTGCCGAGCTGATCAGCACGTCGGCAGCCTCTTCCGGCCCCTCTTCGATGGCGGCCTTGATGCCGCTCATGATCGCGCTGTGCAGCGCTTCACGGTGGCGCGCCTCGATATCGAGGCCCCAGCGCTGGTTTGCCTTATGGGCGGCGGCGGCGATCATCGCGGACAGGAAAACGCTCAGGCCGCTGACAAGCACCGGCATAAGCTCCTGCAGGACATCGTTCAGGTTCATGGTTCACACCTCTGGTTTGGGATTGGAAAGGAAACGCCTCGGACCACTCAGCTGCGGGCCAGGACAAGGAAGCGGCGCAGCCAGTCAGGCAGCCCCGGCACTGGTGCAAGCTGCAGAGGATCGGCAGGAGGCAGGGCAGTCAGCGCCTTGTGCATAGCGGCCCGGGTTACAGGCCCGATCATGCCGTCAGGGGCCAGCCTGGCAGAACGCTGGAACGCGCGGGCATCCGTGGCCGCGAAGCCCAGCAGCACCAGCTGCGCCCGGTCCGTCCAACGCTGCCGACCGGCAAAATGGGTGTAGCCGCCGTTGATCAGCTTGGTGACCCGCCGCACGTCGCCCGCATCAGCCGGCGCATTCAGCCCGCGCGTGTCCCAGTACCAGAGCGGCCCCAGCCCCTCCCACGGGTCCAGATTCACCGCATCCGGATCCACCTCGAAATCCGGTGCTGTTGGATCGCGGCGGCGCGCCCAGGCGGTGAAGGCCCGATAATTGGCCCGCCCGGTAATCTGGAAGGGCCCGCGGCCGCGGAACCGGAACCCGTCGCCGTCACGCTCCGGCGTATTGCCAAGATCCGTGCGCACGTCATAGCGAACCTGCGCAGGCGTCGGCCCCCAGATTTCCCGGTCATAGCGGAAAGCTCCGCTTTCCAGCAGGGTTTGCCCCAGCAGATAGCTCAGCCGGTGCGGCCGGTTCAAACCGCAGTCAAAGCCATAGGTGTTGAGGCCCAGCAGGAAGGATTTCGCGTTGCGCTCCTGCGCGCCGCCTGCGGCCATCGGCCCGGTAATCCGCTGCAGAGTTTCAAGGGTCAGGATTTTGGACATGCTGCCTCCAATGAAAAACCCCGCACAAGGCGGGGCTGGTTTCGCTGATTGGTGATTGGGTTAAGTCAGGGGCGGGTGCGGCTGAGCCATTTTGTCAGCAGCACCTCGGCACCGCGCGGCCCGATATAGGCCGCCAGAGCAACGATCCCGGTGCTGACCGTCGCGCTGGCGCCGAGGTAGCTGGCAATCGCTTCGCCGATGATGGCCATGCCGATCGCCACCGGGACTTCCCAAAGCAGTTCAGGGCCGAAGAAGCGGCGTTGCCCTTTGCGCACCTCGCCGGAATGCCACATCAGGCGCCCCATCGCCGCGCCGAACAGTGTGGTCGCCGCGCCGCCAAGCAAGTTCGACAGCCAGTCTACCAGGCCAGCATCCTCCATCAGGCGCCCCCCTGCCCGGCCAGCGCCGCGCCGAAGGCCGCCTGCACGTCGAAGCCCGGCACCTGGGCATCAGTCAGAGCATCAATCTGCTGATGAACGGTGCGCTCCGCCGAGAAACAGGCCTGCACATGCTGCGCCACCGCCGCCGCGGCCGCTTCGATCTGCGCCTGCGTCAGATCCTGCCATCCGCCTGGGAACTTCCAGGCAACCGGTTCCGAGACCATGCTGTTCTGCAGACTGGTGACGGCCGAGGTCAATTTGCGCGCGGACACCTCATCAGACGGCAGTGCGGTCCCATCCTGCAGGGTGACGCCGCCGGTTTCCGCCTCCCAGCGGATGCGGGCCAGATCTGCGAACAGCGCCACGCGGGCCTTAGCCGCTTTGGCTTCGGGGCTGATCTGCTGCGAAAAGTCGATATTGCTCATGCCGCGGGTTCCTCTTCCGGCTCCGTTTGGGGTTCTGGAATACTGTATGGCGGCACCGGCACCGGACCGTCCTCAGTGACAGCCACCGGCTGCGGAAACCGTGTTTCCTCCGGCGCCCTGGCGCCGTGCGGCAGCAGCAGGATCAGGGTGATTTCGCCGCCCACACGCTCCACGCCCGAAGCCAGCCAGTCGCAATCCACCGCATCGCGCGGCAGGGTGGCCCCATCCGGCAGCGGAGTGAAATCGAACACCTCGCCGTTGATTGTCAGGGCATCGCCCTGTTTGGTGACGGTCAGCGCCTCATCCCGGCGCACCGGGTTCCAATTGATCTGCATGGGGAAACTCCTTTAGAACCAGCGGCCGGTAGCTGTCAGATGACAGGACTTTGCCTGGCGCGCCCCCGCCGTGTCGAAACAGTTGAACTCAACATATGTGGTGGTGCTGGATGGCGGCTCCGCTGTCACAGAATGCGCCCCGGCACTGATCGGGAGAACTGAACATTGCGGTTCCTCAATGAAGCTGGCCGGAAAGGTCCAGGCCTCTGCCCCCGACGCGCTCGCATTCATGCGACGCGTGCAAATCTGTGTGCCGTCCGCAAAGCGCACATACCTGCCATTAGAATTGTTGCCGCGCTCGATCACTGCACCGGTGGGTACGCCTGCAGACTGAGATACAGTGCCCAGCAGGTTGTTGCGGGTCACGACCTCAGTCCAGTAAAGTCCTGTACCGTCCTCCTGGCATGATCCGATCCACAGTTTCGGCGGGTTGTTCGCGTCCTGTACCCGAGAGGCAATGTACATAACATCTCCAGACAGCCCCTTGCCTACGATACAGGAACCCCACCACGCCCCGTCATCAGGGTTCCCTGCCGCACCTCCGCTGCCGCCCAGATACCGATAAAGACCTGAAGCAGGCGGGGCCGTGAAATCTGAGATTGTCGGGGCATTTCCAGATGTTACCCCCAATCCAAAAGTGCCGGTGCCGGAGCTGGACAGTTTCAGAAGTTTGCCAAATGTGGCATCTGTGGCGCTGGACTGCACCATGTCGCTCGTGAGGACTTCCACCCAGGCTGACCAGGACACGGCATCATAAGCGCGCAGGTACATCAAACCGTCATGGGAAACAGCCAGCTGCATGTATTTGCCCTGTAGCCGCACTATGCTCAACACCACTCCAGCGGTGCTTGGCGCTCCGGTCGTGGTTCCGCCGGCATACCGGAACAGGCCAGAAACCGTCAGGGCGTCCAAATCGTCGTTAGGCGGCAAATTCAATGTCGCGTCATTAACGCCCAGACCGAAAACACCCCCGCCGGAAGACAATTTCAGAAGTTTACCTGCGGTGGTATCTGTGGCGCTGGACTGCACCGAGAAGAAGTCCTCGGCGCTCAGGGCTTCAAGATATCCGGGCATAGTGACCGCGCACCAAGTGAACATATCCAGCACGCGCTGATTAAAAGTGTCTGGCGAATTCAAGTCGGGTGCCGGTGGCACCGCAGGAAAATCAAGCCCCATAGGTTGCTCCCAAGATTTTGAGGTTCATGTCGGAAACGGTTGGGCCGGAAAGGATGGTGGAGAGCCTTTCGTAGCGGCCATAGACGGTTGTGCCGTAGTCGTTGCCGGTGGCTGTGAAATAGAAGATGGCGAACTTGGCACGGATTGCGGTGAGGCGCTTTTTGATGCGGCCGGCATCAGCGGTCTTCACCGACACTGGGAAATCAATGACGTCCCGGTATCCGCGTTCCACAATGTCCACATTGCCGAACTGGTCTTCGTTGAAGTCGCTGAAGTCTTCCACGCCGGTTTCGGTATCGAAAAGCGCATCCCCGATCTGGACGACATCCCCCAGCACCACTTCGGACACCTCGGCCTGACCGGATCCGTCGCCGATCTCGATTTCGATCTGATTGCCGGGCTGGCAGATGACGTCTTCGAAAATAGCAAACTCGCGGGTGTCCGGAGCGGTGAGTACCATCGTCAGCGCGTCGATCATCTCGCTGTAGTCCGCGAGCGCCTGGCTGCGTTCCACAAGCGTGTCGCCGCTGGTGTTTTTGACCCGGACGGTTGCGGATGCGGCCTTTGCGCCAACTAGCCCCACCGCCCGGACCAGCGACGTGGGTTGAATTACAAAGGTCATCTTACCGGCTTTCGTGGAAGGTGCAGACAGGCGCCGGTCAAAGGCCCGGCGCCCATTGGTGGCCCCGACCTCCAGCCAGCTTGCCGGATTTGTGGAAGGGTCCTTGCCGATATTACCGGCCACGGCAGACTCATAGACCTTGTGCAATGCGCCAAGGATGACGCGATCACCAAGGTTGTAGGATGTGCCGGTATCCCATTCCGGGTCGTCATCCTCTGGCACATTGGTACTGACCAGCAGAGCCTCAGTCACAGTGACCGGGACAATCGTTCTCAGCATTACGCCTGCTCCTCTTGGATTTTGACCCCAACCACGTCCTGCTTTTGTGCCAGACGCTTGATTTCTTTGGTTTCTCGGATCTTCTGGAAGTCGGCGCGGTGCTTATCCTTGCGCAGTTCCGAGACCTCTTTCCTCAGTTCCCGCAGCTCCCTGACAACATCGCCATTGTCGAGCATGGCACGGCTCTGAGAGTAGGGGTGGACCGTGGAGCCTCGCGGCAGATCCACAATTTCCGGCCCCTCCTCGCCTACCAGCGCCCGGCCGCCAGGCGCAAAGTTGGTGCCGCGAGCAAATTTCGGAATGCCACCGAGATCCTTGACCTGCTGCCGCAGTGCCTCGGCGCGGTCTTCGGCACTGCCAACCCGCCGGTTTGTGGCATTGAACACCGAGCCAATGGCATCAGTTCCGAACTCGGAGCGCAGGGCCTTTTTGAAGCCGACCACATCGCCGCCGCTGTAATAGTCAAAGGACGTCTGGATGCGCCCCGCGTCGTTTACAGAAACGGTTCCCTTCTGACCGACAAGGCCAATCCCATATTGGCTGCGCAGCGCGTTGAACTCATCGACCACGCCCTGGGCTTGCTGAGTGCGCACCACCGCATCGGCGCCTTTCACCTGCAGCCCGGCAATCTTCAGCGTGTTTTCCCGCTGCACCCGGTCCGCGTCCACCGCGTCCCGCAGCTCGCCCAGCATTCCGCGAAGCTTGTTGATGGGCGACACCAGATCCTGCACCCCGTCCGACAGGCCTTTGAACGCCTCGTCGGCAGTGAGCGCCAAGCCGCCGTCAAAGGTGATCTTGCCACTGCCCTTGGTCCCGATCAGATCCTGCAGCCGGTTGAGGCTGCGGATTGCCTTATCGCCATCCTTGGTCAGCGCAACATTCACCCGCCGTGTGAGTCCCTGATTGCGGGTCAGCAGCATTTGGCGCGTGTCCGCGTCCAGATCCTTTGCCAGCGTCAGGTTCAGATCGCGGTGAAGCTCGCCAGTGGTTTTCAACACCAGCCGCCGTGTTGCCCGGTCCAGATCGTTGCGCAGCACGAAATCCAGCGCGGAGACGTGTTCAGAGGCCGCATTGGTGGCGATCCACTTATCAGCCGGGCTCAGCTCATCATTGCGGATGACAAAATCCAGCGTGGTGCGCAGGCCCGCGTCCGCGCTGTCCACCAGCCGCTGCACCCAGCGCGGGGCGTCATCAGCCAGCGACACAGCCACATCGAGGCGCCCGACAAGATCGTCGTAGCTGAAGGCTTCCGCATTGCGGATTGCATCCTCCAGCGCGCCCAGTGAACCCTCGAAGGCCAGGACAGTGCCGTCCCAGTTCTCGGTCAGCGCCTGCACGCCGTCGCCCAGCTCGGCCACTTGATCCGCTGTCAGCCCTTCCAACTGCAGGAACATGCCCAGGCCGGTCAGCACCTCGATCTGCTGCTCATAAAGGCCGCGCAGAACGTCATCGTTCGCGCCCTCAAGCTCCGCAATTCCAGCGAGGAAACTTACCTGCCCTTGCACCTGCGCGGCAATCCGGCGGTACTCCAGCGAGGTCGAGGCGCTGTTACGGGCGCTTTCCAGATAAGCCTTGGCCAGCGCCGGCACATCCCGGGCCGCGTCCACATCCCCGCCGCGCGCCATGTCAAAGGCGGTCTCAAACCGGGACCGGTTCACAGCAATAGACTGCGACCGGCTGGCCGCTGTCAGATCCGTGTTCAGCAGGTCAGACAGGAAGTCGCGCAAAGTCGTGGCCGTGCGATACCAGAGCTGCGCCGATTGCTCGGTGAGCCGCGCCATGTCCCGCGCAGCCCCAATCTGCAGGCCGATTTCCCCGCCAATCTGGTCAACGATGCCCTGCATTGCCTCGGTGTATGCGCTGACCTTTGGCAACACCTGATCCAGGCTCGCAGACAACCCCAAAAGCTCCGCGTAAAGCGCTCGCCCCGAAGCCGCGGTCAGGTCGATGCTCTCGATCATCTGGCGGAAACCGTCGCGGCTCTCAGGCATCGCAATTCCCAGCGCCTCGAACTGATCACCAAGACGGCGCATGACCGTTTCCCGGCGCTCCGCTTCGCTGTAAAACCCGGTCCAGTAGGCAGTCGTAGCTGCTGCCATCGCCTCTTGCCCGCCGAAAGCGTCGATCAGGCTAGAGGCCGCATCACCGGCGGCGATCGACGTTTCAAAGGCGGCGCGCCCCAGCAGGTCCATGGCATCATTCACCGCCAGCAGGCCGGCTGACATGCGGGTCATCGCCTCAAGGTGACTTTCGCCCATGCGCAGATATTCGTCGCCGCCCAGGATCAGCTCCGCCATCTGGTCAGCTGATTTCTGCATTTCCTCCTGAAGGAATTGCTGCACCTGCTCCGGCGTCTTGTCATGCGTCCAGACCGACCAGCCGACTTTCTCAAAGTCCTTCAGCGCTTTGGTGCCAAGCCCCAGTGTGTCGGCCATGCCGACCACGCCGCCTGCCAAGCCCTTCATCGCCAGATTAAGCGTAAGCTCGAATTCTTCTTCAAGCGGCTTGCGCACCCACTTGTCAGACCGCAGGAACCCGCCTTTCCAGAAGTCGAAGTTCAGGCCGTCCTCAAGGCCATCCGGGGTGAACGATCCTTCAAGGCCGCCGCCCTTGTATTTGCGGGAAAAGCCTTTGACCAAAACCGCCACGCTAGCCGCAATGATCGCCACCGGGGCCATTGCCGCGCCGATGGTCGCCATAAGCGCGCTGGAGCCGGTAGCCGCCGAGGCCAGAGCGGCATTCGCCCCGATATTGAACAGTCCCGCGCTGGCATACCCGCCCAGCCCAAGTGACGCCGCTGCGCCGCCGGTGATTCCCGCAAGCGCCGTTCCGCCGCCAAGTAGACTGGCCGCGTTGCCAGCGAGGCCCAGAAACCCGCCGCCGCCAGCACCAAGACCGCCCGCGCCTGCAGCTGCCCCGGATACGCCACCGATACCCAGGCCGATCATTATCTGGTTTCTCGCCGCCAGCGCGACCATCTGCGTCAACATGCCCGTGAAACTGTCCAGAACGTTCCGCGCAAAGCCCTTGAAGTCACTGAAACCGCGCGCAACGAAATCGCTCCAGGCGCTGGACACTCCGTCGATACCGCCGACCAAAATGTCTGCCTTGGCCTTGCCCAAATCCTCTGCGGTGTAGGCTGCGTCCTCAAGCGCGTCACCGAACGCCTCAGCCTCTGTTTTGGTCTTCTTCAGCCCCTTGCCTGCTTTCTTGCCGCCCTTTTCCAGCTTTTTCAGGGCATCATTCAGCGCATTGGTGGCCTTGACGGCTTCGCCGCTGCCCTCGCCGTGCTTCGCAATCACCAGGTTCAGCGTGGCAAGTGCCGCGGATGCCTTTTCAAAGCCCAGGTCCACAAGGTCGCGGGATTGCTGCAAGGCTGCGTCTGCTGACTGCTGATATTCGTTGATGCTTGCCGTCAGGCCATGCACGCCTGAACCGGCAGAGATCGCCGCATTCCCCAGCGCAAGAATGGTGCTGTCCATGCCCGGCAGGAAGTCCATCGCCTTCGCGCCAGCGGTCACGCCATGCAGAAACTCGGCCCAGGTCTTCGCAATCGAGCGAACCATTCTCAGGAACCCAGCGGCAACATTGCTCCAAACGGCGTCAAGCGCAGGCTGTATCGCCTTCGCCGCTGTGGTGATGCCCTCCCAAACGCCGCTTGCAACGGAACCCAGGAGGCGCAAAGCCAGCCCCCAGCCGCCCGTCGCCTGAACCAGGTCAAGGAGCTTGCCGACCAAAAGGCCAGCGCCGACCACCAGCACCCCGACGCCAGAAGCGATAAGCGCGCCGCGCAGAGTGATAAGCGAGGCTATCCAGGCGCCTGTCGCCGTCACAGCGCCGTAAACGGCGGGGGCATAGGCAGTCGCAACCGCAACGCCCGCGGCAGTCACAACTCCAATCACGCTGTTAAAATTGTCACTCAGGATGCCCGCGCCAGCAGCGAGCGCCTCAACCGCGGGAACCCCTGCGGTCAGTATTACATGCCCCACTTGGGTCGCCAGATTTGTGAACTTGCCAAAAGCCGCATTCAGCCTTTGATCGACGCCATCGGCAACCTTTGCAAAGGCTTCGTCAGTAGCCCCCGCCTTGTCGCCCATTTCGGCCATGATATCCGTGAAGGTCTGCCCCGCGGCCCCGGAGAACGCCAGAACCGCATTCAGTGCTTCAACGGAACCGAACAGTTGCGTCATCGCGTCTGTGTTGCCCCCGGTCGCCTTGACAACATCGGCCATGAATTGCTCCAGGCCCTTTGCCTGCAATGCGCTTGCCGAGAACTCCAGCCCCATCGCCCTGGCCGCGTCGGCTGCCTGCTTTGATGGCTGCAAAATGCCCGTGATTGCCGCCCTCAAACCGGTCGTCGCCATTGCTGTTGACTGGCCCTGCGTCGTAAGCGCCGAGATGCCCGCAATCATTTCATCAAACGACACACCCGCTGCGCTGGCGATGGGCACGATTTGCCCCATCTGAGCGGACAATTCGCCAATAGTCGTTTTGCCCGCCTTCATGCCAACGAACATGGCGTCAGACGCCTCAGCTGCAGTCAGTCCAGTTGCGCTGTATGCATTCACTGCTGTCGTCAGAGCATCGACGCCAGTGGTAATGTCCGTCACGCCGCCAATGGCCAGCCGGTTCGACTGGTCGAGGATTTGGGCAGCTGCCTCCACACTATCGGCGCCTGCTGAAATTGCCTGATAAAATGCTTTGACCTGTTGCGTTGCGTTGCCGCCGAAGGTCGCAGCCATCCGGCGCGCCTCTTGCTCCACGAGGCTCATTTCGGCCCGGGTTCCCTCTATCAGAGTGGAGGTTTCCGCCATGGCCGCCTGAAATCCTCTCGCCTGAACTGCGGCTTGCTGCGCGGAGGCGAAGCCCGCCAGGCCGACGGCCACAGCGCCAATAGCTTTCCCCAAGGCTGAAGCCGCGGCAGTGGCGCCGCCGGCCGACTTCCCAAAACGCCCGAACTCAGCACGTGCTTGGCCCGTAGAGCGCTCAAGCTGCTCAGTTGCACCAGACGCTGCCCGTCCAGCGCGGACAAAGCCGCCAAGATCATCACTGGCCCGAATGACCTGGCGCGTGTCCACAGCGATGCCGAGGCGTGCAAAATCGGTCATATGAGACCTCTCAGTTTAGGGGGGGCAGAGTTTGGGCAGCCGTTTCTCAAGAAACCGAAGCGCCCCTCTCCATCGACGCCATTGTCAGCGCCTCGGAGCGGCTTCCTGATTTGTTCCGCTTGTGCGAATCCATCAGCGCTCTGAGGATCATCCTGTTTTGAAACAAGGGTGATTTCGATGAGCACTTTTTTGGACCGGGGATATCAGCGTGAACTGCTATTGGAGATGGCGGAAAACTATCCAGAGAACCACCACGTCCGGAATGACGGCGGCGACAGGTACGCAAAGAACGTGTACTACTTGCACGAACACGGGTTGGCCGAAGCCAAATTTTATACGGAACTTGGAACTGGCAAGGTCCAAATCTCAAGATGCAAGATCACGGCACGAGGTTTGGACTTCCTTCAGGATGACGGCGGATTGTCCTCCATCCTTAATGTTGTCACGGTGAAGCTTCATGATGATACGATCCGCCAACTGCTGATTGATCGTGTGGAGGCTTCAAGTGAGGATCCCACCGTCAAAGGCCGCCTGATTGAAGCGATCAAAACAGCTCCTGCTGAGACCCTGAAATCAGTGACACAAAAGGCGCTTGAAGCGGGGGTGCAAAGTCTGCCGAATGCAGTGCAGCTACTTCAAGGATGGCTTTCTGCTTAATGCAGGCGACGAAGCACAGCTCCGCGACAGCTATATCCGCTTCCGGTCCGCCGAGCCTCGTAAAGATCGGTTGAGGCCGGCCATCCGTGGCGGCATGGTATCCTGCGGGGCTAACCGCCATTCTCAGGATACCGCCACATTCGAAAGACTGGTCCACCCAGATTTCTTCCACTTCAAGGATCATACCGCTTCCTCTCTCTCCATTGGGGCCTTTGTGAGCGCCTCAGTTCCCCTGCGCCGTTCGGACAGGTATTCTTGGCTCATCCGCACCAGCGCTTGGACCTCCCAGGCATCGGTGATTTCCGGGCTGTTGCGAGCAAAGGCGTCAACCTCTGCCCAGGAAAGCGGAACCTCGTCCATCGAACCCGGCATGGCAGGGCCAACCTCAAGGAAGGCCCGCCAGATCATGCTCTGGTACTCGCTCAGCTCGGGGAGCGGCGGATCCATTTCCGCATCCAAGTAAGCCTGGATTCGCTGGGGCTCAGTGCGTTCCGCGCTGCCGTCAGGCTTTTTGACCTCGATAGCGCTGTGCAGGAACCCCAGCTGCTGGGCGGCGAGGATCAGCTGTTCACGATTTCCCGCGTGAAGTTGCCCTTGTCGCCCAAAAAACCATCAACCCCCTCCATGATCCAGACGCGTGTGCTGAACAGCTTCAGCGCGTTCTCCCGCGAGAACTCCATGAGCGCGGGCTGGGCATCGGGGTTATCCAGGTCAGCGTCCTCAATGTAGGTCACGCCGCGCCAGCCGGTGCAGAGCTTCGAGTAGAACTCTGCGCGGGCCAGCTCGCTGTCCTCGGCGGCGTCGATCATGTCCTGGACGCTCATCGTCGCGCTCTTGCGCTTGCCTTTGCTTTTCTTGTCCATCTTGCGGACCATCGCAGCTGCGGCACGGCGGCCGGCATCGCTTTCCAGGCCCAGGAAGTCCATCTCGATTGCCTCGCCGTCATGGAACAGCGGCTCACCGTCAAATTCGACGTGCCAGGTTGCACCCTGTTCAGCGTCCTGGCGGGTGTTGATGCGTGCAAATGCGGTCATGGTTCATTCTCCGTGGTGTTGATGTGGTGAAATCGTGGTTGCGTGATGTGGGGCGGGCGCGACCACGAACGCGGCCCGCCCCGGTCCCGGCCGGGATTAGGCGGGCTGAGTGGCCTCGACGGTCAGTGCGTTCTGGCGGAAGCCGGCCTGGAAGCCCTCATGGGAGCTGTTGTCGCCCTGGTTGGGCTGGTAGCTGTGCGCGATCCCCTGTGCGTATTCGACCGCATCACCGGTCACCGGCGCCGGACCGTGGCCCGTGTCAGTGCCAGTGCCGTTCACGATCTTCACGGACAGGATTCCGTCGTTGTCGATAGCCTGGCCGATCAAGTCGGCCTGGCCGGTGTCGCCGTCCACTTTGCGGAAGGTCATGGTAGTATCAACGCCCTGGCCCGCGCCTTTCACCGCAGTGGTGAAGCCGGTGGACAGGTCAGGAATGTCGATCATCGAATGCGAGGTGCCTAGCTGCGGAAGGGTGATGAGGCCCTTGGCCTGCACCCAGGTCAGCGCCTCGAAACCCGCGGAGTCGTTGGTGGCGGGCAGTGCTTTGGCAACAAAAATAGTCTTGCCGAGATGGTTCTGCGTCATGTCAGTTCTCCATGCAGAAAAACCCCGCACGCGGGGTGTTCAGTTCAGGTTGTGGGGAATGCCCGCTTTGCCCCGCGAGCCGGTGGGGTTACTCGGCGTTCCCCGCCGATTTCCGCGTCCAGCCCTTCGCGAGCCAGGCGTCCAGATCCGTTTCAAACGGCCGCGCGGTCTGGCCGATTGTGCCGTTGCGCTTGTCGGTGTTCACGAGCTCAACGCGCTGCGGCTTGGCAGTAGCCTTCCGCACAGTGGGCTGGGATTTGGTTTTGCCAGTCAATTCGACCTCCATTGGCTACTTAAGATGCTTGGTAGTGGATATGGACCGGCACCCTCCAATGCGTGCCATCCCGGTAGCCCTTCCCGATGAAGGCCGGGCGGTTAATGGTGATCTTGCCGCCCGGGACAGCCAGCTTCAACGCCTTGGGGAAATGCTCGGCGATGTTCTCAGCCAGCCGTTCCCCCCGGCGAGCGAGCTGGCCCAGCTCAGTGAGAACCGCAGCTTGCATAAAGCCCCGCTGGACCGTTCCGTCTCCGTTCAGCGTTGCATCCTGCGGGGGCAACCTCACTAGCTCAACAACAATGTATTCCTCCTCGGGATTCGGCTCTGCGTCCTCGTTTTCCCAGATGATGGCCGGGATGCCGACGACCTCCTCCAGACGGGCCGCTAAGGCGTCGGAAATATCACTCTCACGGATCATTTGCACACCTTCGCTACCGCCGCATCAATGAACTCCTGCCAGCGGGCTACGTTGGCGCCCACGAAGTGGCGGCCCGGCACCTGCTTGCCGCTGCCGGTAGTCCAGCCGTATTCGATGGCCGGCGCATACTCCTGCGTCCAACCGAATTCCAGCACGTCGCCGAGCTCGAAACCGGCAATGGCCACGCCATAGCTCGCCTGGTCCTCACCTCCGACCCGCGCCCCGTTTAGACTGCTGACAAGCGAGTTGATCAGATCACCCTCATCAACAGGGATCTTGCCCTCTTCGAAGCCGTCGCCGCCGCGCGACACGCCTATCTGCGGCGTCTGCGCTGCCTCCATGAGGTCTTGCGTTGCTTCGGTGGCGATGAATTTGGCGTCATCCAAAACCCGATCTGCGATTTCAGCCAGTTGCAGCTCGAAACTCTTGCTCATCCGTGCCTCCGCAGTTTCAACCGGTAAATGGCCATGCAATTGCAGCCGATCCGGTGCCGTAGCGGACCGTTCTGATCATGCGGGCGTTTCATGCGGGTACCGTCCGGGAACTGGAACCCCTGCCCCAGCGTGATCACCGTGCCACTCATGGTCACGTGGTCCGGGCGCGGTTCCTTGCTCAGGTTGTGCTGCCATCGAGCGGTGACTTCCTCCACGTCCGGACGGTCCAGCAGCTGCACCATGGCTTCCTCGCGGCCAGCTGCCAGCGCCTCGCGGGCTTCGAATTTGGCAACCACCTTGGCACGGTAGCGCAATGCCTTGGAGCGGTGCGCCTCCATGATCTGATCCAACTGCTTGCCGGTGATGGACCGGCCTTCGCGGCTCGCTTTGAGGATGGTCCGGTCGAACCGCTTGTCGCGCAGCTTCAACCCCAGGTATTCCCGCATCTGTACTGGATCACCGCTGGCCAGCTTGGACCGGCCGGATATGATGCTGTCCGCCTGCTGGGCGGTGAGCCCCAGATAGCCGCCTACCCGGCGGCTGCCAACGCGCCGGCCAATCAGCTCAGCCGCAACTGCACGGGACGAACGCCCCTGCTGTATACCTGCCTGCACCGCGGTGCGCACTGTTTGAGTGCTCTCTTCCGTGATCCCCTGGATGAACCGGGCGCCGTTCTGCGTAAGCCATGCCTCGGCGCGTTCATGGCGGCCATTGAAGCCGAAATAGCCAATCAGGCTTTTCGGGGCCACAGCCGAGCCCAGATTGCCGCCGACGATGTACCCGCCCCGCAGAGCCTCAGTCAGCGGGTACAGGACGGATTGATCAATGCGCAGGAGCCGCACCAGATCCTCAAAGCGGTTCGCTTCCATCAACTCGATCACCTGTTTCAAGCTGATTGCGCTTGAGGCGCGCTGTATCGCATCCTCGAACGCGCGGCGAATGCCCGGTTCAAGTTTGCGCAGCGCCTCGATCAAGGCCTGCCGCTGAGATGCCATGGCACCCTCTCGTTTTGTCAAATGTTGGCTGCGAGCCCCATCAGCACACCCAGAAGGAACGCGCTCTGGATTTGCTTGTCTGCGTCCTGGAAGATTTCAACAGGATAAGCTGCGGCCAGGGTGGCCAGCGTTTCGTTCCCATCCTCAAGGTGGCGGTAAACAGTGTAGGCCTGCGATGGGCTGTCGATGCCCTGAAACAAGTCTGCATTCTGTTGCACCAGGTCGGTCAGGATTTCAGCTCCAAGTCATAGGAAAGCGCCGTTCCGCCGGGAGCGAATGGGGTCACTTTCTCGATACGCGTGTATTTAGTGTCCTCTGCCGCATCCGCCATTGCAACGCCTATCGCGATAGTGTCGCCGTCTCTGGGCTCAACACCGGTGGCATTCACTGTAACTTTGCGGATCTGCTGTGTCAGCAGCGTGCCGGAGGCGTCGCGCACCTGTTGGAAGCCCTGTACCGCCACCAACTCGTGGAACGTGTCGACCGGGCGCACCGGGCGGCCATCAGCGCCGACATTGCGCGGGTTGAGCTTATCGCCCTCGCCCGCCCGCTTCAGCGTGCACATCATCGGCCCGTCGCCGACTGCTTCGCCGGCCTCCGCCAGCGCCGCGGCGATCTCTTCTGCGATGTCAAAGCCGCTCATGCGCCCAGGCTCCGAATGCCCAGACCTGCGGACCGGGGGGTATAGGGGCCAAGAATGGCCTCAATGATTGTGCTTGTGGGTGTCATGGCGCCGTCTCCTGCGCCATTGCCGACCACGGTCCACTTGATGCCTTTGACCTCAGTCAGTACCTTGGCTTCGCCCGGGGTATAGGTCTGATTGAAGAACCCCGGCTTAGCCGCCTCGATCTGTGCCGCCTCATAAGCAGCCGCTTCCAGATCGCTGTCAGCAGGCGTTCTCACTGAGTTCGCCGCATAGAAGAAGCGGATGTAATCGCTCCCTCGCTGCAGAGCCGCTGATACGTCCGCATCTTCGCCAAGGCTGGAGTTGCCGCGCGCCATGGCGTAGGCGCGCAGGCCGTCCAGATCGCCGTAGACCACGGCTTAGGTGTCCTTGTTCGGATTGGTAACGGGCACCTTGCCCTCGCCCGGGGCGGCATCCAGCTCAACGGCCTTGCCGATCAAGTGAGGCGGCATCTTGCCCCCCTTCACCGTCAGAACTTCGCCGACTTCAACCCGTTCGCCCTTCTGGTCGAACACGCCTTTTTGAGTGATTTTCACTTTCATGGTCTTTCCTCCTATGGGTTTAGGATGGGGGCCGGTCACCCAGCCCCACACCAAAGCCCATCAGCTGGAATGCGCGATGCCGCAGTTGTCTTCCGCGTCAAATTTGATTTCGAGCGCAGCGGCCGCCATGGTGACGAAGTTGTAATCATCCTCCGGGTTGGCGCGGAACTGCGCACGGGTGGCAATCGGCATCCCGTTCAGCACCTGCATCGCCCGGCGGTCTTTGACCACGCCCATGATCTCGTTCGCAGCCACGCTGTCGGCAGGAATGACCTCGCGAACACCCGGGATTTCCAGCACGCGTTGCGCAATGGTCTTCGGGTAGCCGGCTGCGAATTCGGTGGAGCCTGCATAGAACCAGTCATCCCAGTTCAGGTAGAGGGTTGCCGGCACCTTGAAGTTTGCCGCGTGCAGCAGCTTCAGGGTCGCCGTGATCTCTGCCAGCCACTGGGCGCCCGTTGCGCCGTTGAGAGCAACCCCGGTGGCGCGGGTGTTCCGCTTCGGATGGTTGCGCAGGCCGTAGGAGGACTGACCGTTCACGGTGATGGAACTGAAGCCGCTCAGCACTGCAGTCTCCAGCGTTTCGGCAACCTTGCGGTTTGCGTTCGTGCGCGCAGCCGGATCCAGCGTAAAGCCCTCGGTGCTTGCGGCCTCTACTTCGCGCCAGCCAAAGCCGAACTGGCTGTCCACGATGGGCAGCGGTGTGCCGTGGTAGTCGAAGGTCGGCTTGTCGGTCCGGGCCTTCGAGCGGCCATCCAAGGAGACGTTCGCCTCACCGGAGTCGCTGATGGTCTGGAAGTAGTGGATCAGCTTGCCGATGGCCATCGGCGAAGAGACCGAGGCCGCCAGGTCGTTGAATACGGCCAGCATGGAGCGCTGCAGCTCAACGCCTTCGCGATCCCACTGGCCCCAAACGTCCTTGGGCAAAGCGTGCGCATTGCCCAGCATGCCCTCGCCCATGGCATTTGCCAGGGCCTCTTGGCGGCCGTTGAAGCTGCGGCGGTTGTTCAGCAGGAAAGCCTGCTGCTGTTGGGTGAAACGAAGCATCTGGCTCCCCCTTATGCGGCGATGTAGCCGTCCGCGATCACAACATCGGCCAGCTGGCCCGCCGTGAATGCGCCCGGAGTATCGTTGAAGTAGGCCACAACCCGGCTGCCCGAAGTTGCGGCGGCGAGACGGCCGTCGGCCGCGATGGTGAGCGGTGCGTCTTTGGCATAGGTCGCATTCGCCAACGCAGCCTGGTAGTTCTGGCCGGGCTCCGGCTCATAGGCCACGCCGGTATCACCCGAGGTGTAGGCGGCAGTGATGACCGCGCCCGCGAAGTCCAGCGCGCCCAGCAGCAGCGGGCGCTTGCCGACCGCGGTGGTGAGCTGAACGAAGTTCGAGCCATCGTCTTCAACGAAGGTGCCCGGCAGGTAGGCGCCGGATACCTTCTGCGTGACAGTGCGCGGCTGACGATCGGTCGGGCCGCGATAGATGGTGTTGCCGGACATTACTTGGCCTCCCCGTCGATCACTTTGTTGAGGTCATAGTCGGCGAACTCGTCGCCTGACTGGGTGCCGCCGAATGCACCGTTCAGCGCTGCTGCCTTGCCCGGCTCCGCCTTCGGGGCCAGAGCGCGCAGGGTGTTCAGCGGAGTGGCTTTGGCATCGTCTTCCGAAAGCAGGCCGCCTTTCACCACCTTGTTGACCAGCACGGCCTTCTCGGCCTCATCCTTGGCCTTTTGGGTGTTCTGGATCTCGGCCAGATTGTCGGTCAGCGGCTTGACCGCATTACCGATCAAGTCGGGCAGGCCTTTCACGAGGCCTTCCACTGTTTCCGAGAGGGTGTTCACCTTCACGGAAAGCTCTTCCAGCTGCTTTTCATCAGCCATTTCTGCTTCTCCTTTGTTGAGAGGTTGTTCCCGCGCAGGGAAGCCTAGCGCCTCCAGAATTGCGGATTTGATGCGCTCTGTTGCTGGCGCGCGGGCCAAGCGTTCAGCAGCACGGGCGGCCTGATCTGCCGCCCAGTCGAGCTCTCTATCAACTTCGTCGTAAGCTGAATTGATGACCTCGATTTCCTTGCCGTCCTGATCAACGGCCTTGTTCACCAGCATGCCGACGCCCTGGTCGGGGGTCGCGGCTCCATCTTCTCCGAGGAGGATGGCGTCATGGTCGAATTCGATGTTTCGAGCGACGCTCTTGGCGCCGTCCTGCTGGTCGCCGTTGCAGGTTTCGAGATTGCACAACAGGCCGGTTGAGGTGTGGACGGGTTCGCTTTTCTCAATGGCATTGAGAACTGCCTTGCCGCCCTCAAGCTGCTTGGCAAACTCCACGTCGATCACCTTGTCCAGCAGAACCCGGCCTCCCTCCTGGCGCACATTCTCGTTCCAAGCGCCGACGAAGCCGCGCACCATGCCTTCTGGGGCTGATGCGCTGACGAAACTGCCATTCATGGTTGGGTGCCCCAAGGGAGCGGGGGTGCGGTCCAGGCTCGCGAAGCTCTTGGCAATCTCTTCCGCAGGGTAGCGGATGCCGTTCATCACCACCCCGTCCGGCAGGGTCGCACTGGGAACCACCAACACGTCCCGGCCGTCGCGGCGCTCACGCCGGATTGCTGCCGAGTTCACCGCCGTGCGGACATTGACGCGGACTGTCTTGCTCATAGGTCATCTCCATCATCGCTGAGAGCGTTTGGCGGCACGCCTTCGTCTCCGGCAGCGGCCCGGATCTCAGCTGCTCGCCAAACCGGCTCGTCCTGTTGCTGTTTGTTGATGTCGGCCATCTTCCCGGCCCGCTCGATCTTCTTGTCCTTGCTGGCGTCGGTCAGATCGGCCCAATTGATCGCCCAGTCCCGCTCGGGGATGATCTCCACACGCTCCAGCCGGTTCAGGAGCGCACGGATGCGCGGCTTTGCGAAGTTCACGCGCCGGGCATTGTTCACCAGGTTCCACTCAGTGGCGTCCTCAGTGCTGGCCCGTTCACCGGTCTGCGAACCGAGCAGGATCTTGACCGGGATCAGGAGGGAGGCAGCGAAGGAATTGACCGCCGCATTGAAGTAGGTGTCGCCGGTCGGCAGCGTCACCGGCAGCGTTTTTGCCTGCATCCCCTGAACCATCAGCAGCTTGTCGAACCCCTTCTGGAAGTCCTCCACCTGCTCGTTCATCTTGTCGGCGAGTTCTCCAACGGGAACCCCCATGGCTTTCGCCATGTCGGCCCACTTCATTTCCTTGTCGGCTTCCAGAACGGGGTTGCCACGGGCGGACTTGTAGAACCCCTCACCGCCTGCACCCTTGACCTTTTCGGCGTCCAGCAGGTCGTTGTAGCCCGGCTCCAGATCTGACTCGCAGTGGATCGTGCCATCCTTGGACCAGATCAGAACCCGATCCGGGTGGACCATGAACTGCCGGACTTTGTTTTGCCCTTTGCCCACCGCCGCCTCGTTGAAGCGGAACATCTTGGGCTTGCCGTAATCCTCGGAGCGCTCGTCTGTGACCCACTCGGCCACCTCCAGCTGCGCGCCCTGGCCGCCCCAAGCCGGGATGACCTCGGCCAGCCCGTCCAGGCCGCCGCGAACACTATCAACCGGCTGATCGAAGCGCTTGTCGTCGCGGAAGCGCAGGATCACGCCGGCATAACCGCCCACCATCGCGCGCCGGTCAGCTTCAGCCAGAGCCTGCCAGATCATCAGATCCTCGAAGCGCTGCCGGATATCCTTCTCCAGCGGGCTTTCCTTGGCCTTGGCAGTCTCCCAAATCTCCGGGGTGTCCTGCCAGGTCTTCAGGATCGTCTTATTGACGCCAGCGCTGGCCAGGCCATTGCGCCGGTACATGGAATGCAGCTGCCGGAAGGTCAGCGTCTGAGGCCAGCTGAAGTCCTTGTAGTGGTTGTGTTTGGCCTCCGGGAAGTACCCGGGAACCATCAGGTCCAACCGCCGGGCGGCATTGGCGAAGAAGTTCGTAACGCTCATCTGCGGTGCCTTTTCGTCAGGAGCATCTGCACCTGCGGCGCCGCCTCACGAGGAGCGGTGCCTGCAACGAATGCATCTGCGAGGTTCGGCGACGGCACATCCCGCTTCGCCAGGTCTTTCTTGCTTTCGACTTTTGATTTGCCCGCGTTATCGAAGTCCCGCAGCGGGGTGGCGAGCTCATCAATCAGCTGATCGACGTGCTCACATTCGCTGGAGATGGAAATCATCTCATCAACCGGGCTCATGATGCCCTTGGTGACTGCGTTGAAGGTATTGCGGAACCGCTTTGCCAGCTCCCACCAGGCCTGGGCCTTGAGGTTGGCGTAGAAATCCTTGTTCAGCGGGGAATTGGGGTCGTTCGGGTCGATCTGGTCATCAGGATTTAGAACCCCATCGCCAGCGTTGAATTTGTGATATTCCAGCTCAATGTCGAACTCTTCATTGAGCGCTTTGAAGTGGCCACCTGCGAAGGCACCGACGCCGATGCTGTCATAGTCGATACTGGCACCAAGGCGCCGGGCAACTGCATGGACCCGGCCGGCCGATTTGAGCAGCTCGTCCTCTTTTGCCGCCCACTCATCTATCCCGGTCGCCACCCACCCATGGAAGGCAACCGAGGCGCATTTGTCGTTGCCGTCGTCAGCCACATCGAAGCCGACCCGCTTTGCCCCTTCGGGTTCCAACCCCAGCTTCTTGTGCGCATCGATGGCCGCCAGAACCCAGGAGCGCTTGATGACTACGGCGTCGCCATCTTCCCGCGGCTCGCCGCCGTAGATGTGGCGGAACTCTTCCTCGTCCTCCGCCCGTTTCCGGTCGATCACCTTGAGGATGGTGGATGACAGGAACGGGTTTTCATCGAAGTTGATGTGACGCTTGATGGTGGCGCCGACCTCACCCTGTATCTTGCCTTTGATTGTCTTCGAAGGCGTGCTGCGGACAAACGTCCGGTAAACGAAGTCGGTCACCAGGCGCGGGTTGAAGATGATCCAGAATTGCGAGCCCTCGCCCCGCAGTGTCGGCTCCAGGATCTCCCACTGGGTGGAAGTCAAGTTGTGCGCCTCTTCGAGCCAGCAGATATCGATGCTTTCGAGAGACTTGATTTCGTCAATGTGCCGCCACAGGCCGTAGAACAGGAACTCGGCCCCTGTGGTTTTGTGGATGATCGTGTTCTTCTGGATGTCGAACTCATCCTTGAGCCCGAACCGTTCAATCTGGATCTTGAGCAGCGTGTACACGCTCTCGCTGATCTTGTTCTGAAACTGCCGTGCGCACAGCACCCTGATCTTGCACTGCGTTGCAAGGAAGATGGCGAACCCCGCCGCGTCCCATGACTTCGAGCTGGACCTGCCGCCGTAGAGAACCCTGTTTCTTGCCGGGGTCAGCCAGAAATCCCGGAGGACTGGATTAAGTGTCGCCGTCTTCTCCGCTTGCCCCGCCATAAAAATCAGCCAATGTCCTTACCTGCACTGGCCCGCCACCTGGGCCTGCGAGTTCCCGGCGGTTGGTGTAGGCGTTGCCCACTTCCTTCGCCGCCTGCTCCAGCAGATCCTTGGCCAGCATCATGTTCCCCATGGTCTCGGCCTTTTCCGCCATCCGCTGCAGGGTGCGAAGCCGCACCGCCCGGTGGCTGATCCCGATCTGGCTGGTGTCCTCCAGGAAGGCCTTGCGTGTCTCTTCGAAGATCGCTCGCCACTTCTGCGCCAGGTCGCGCCCTGCCCGCTTATTCGGGTCGTAGCACTCGATTGCCTGGGGCGTGATCTGCACCCCGAAATCTTCCTTGAGCGCCTTCGCTACGGTGCTCGGGCTGTCAAAGCACGCCAGCGCCTGCACAGCATAGGTTTTCTGCTCATTAGTGAGCTTGCTGTTCGCCATAGTTCTATCAAGGCTCCATCAAGGACTTCCGGCGCGACTCAGGCGCAGTTGCCGCAGGCGTGGGCGATGCTGGCCGCCGCGATCTCGGGACCGGCATTGGCTGCGTCCACCAGTTCCTGCACCTGGGTTGCCTCCGCCCCGTAGCGGCGAACCACACCCACGAAGTCCTCCACGTCGTGACCGCGCATCACATAGACGGGCATCCCTGTGGATTTGCTGAACTTGGGCGTGCCGAATGCGTCCTTGTCTTGGGCGCAGTGATACAGCTCGTGTTCGATCAGAGCGCAGCGCTCGGCATCTCCGGCCTGCAGCCACCAGGGCGCGCTGATCGTGATGATGAAGTCCGGCACCTCGGTGAACCACTGGCGGACCTGCAGCTCTGCCCGGGCACGGGCCCATTTGCCCAGGGCGCCCTGGGGCTGTCCCTTTTCCGCGGTGCCGATGACCATGCGGCCTTTCTTACTGTTGGCGACATTCGTCCAGAGGAAGCCGATGCAGGCCATGCGGAGGTGCGCGTGGTCGGGGTTCTCCAGTGTGGCGCCCTCGTCGATGAAGGTCCCGAAGGCCCAGGCTTCCAGCTCCGGCGATGGCTCGAACCAGCCCGGATGCGCACCGTCTTCCATGGAGTTCGGCAATGGGGCCAGATCTTGTGCCATTGCCAGACCCCTCCATCAGGACTAAAATTTCAACTGCAGGTTTTGTGGAAAGTCAGGTTGGCAGCTTGAGCAGCCAGATATCACCTACCATTCGGTGCAAATTCATACCGGCCTCAATGCACCTCGAACCCGGAGCGCCCGATAGCTATGACCAAGTACATTATCGACACCGACATTCAGACCAAAGCGAAGATCACAATCATTGATCATGCCAAACTGCAAAAGATGAAGAGCGGGAAGAAAGGCGTTCTTTTCGGAAAGCACTCACCTGACCTGAAATTAATGAACGCCAGTTTCGAATGGAATATGGACAGGAAGACCAAGAAAGCCGTTGGGCTTTCATCTGTAACCCTCTCCATCCGTTACACCGGCCTCATCTACCTGAGCAAAGCTATCGACAAGAAATCAAAGTGCTTTTCCCTCGTGAAAGTTCACGAAGAGGAGCATCAAAAAATCTGCATCAAAGGCGTGAAGAACATGAAATCGGCTTGCGAGAAGATCCTCCAGAAACACACCGAAGCGATGCTGCGCCATTACAAGGGTGACTACGATGCCTTCGCTCAAGCCGAGGCCAAAGCTGCGCGGAAGGTTGCCATCAACGCCTACAAGGAGATTGATGACGGCCCTTTCTTCAAAGTCGCGGTCAAGAGCCTGTCCATTGACACGCCATCGAACTACGCGAAGATCCTGCCTCACTGTTCGCAATTTGGGTAAGCGCAGAACAGGAATGCCCGCGCACAATAAGGGCGACCAATGGTTCCCCCACAAGTCGCCCGCGATACTATAAAACCGGCAATTCCGTTATTTGTCAACAACCTCAGCGAGCAATTTCAAGGCATCGAGGAATCTTTTTCCGGCGGGCGTCAGAGCTGCCTCTCGGACCGGATCCTTCCTGCCGCGGACCACGGCGAAGATGGCGGACTGGTGGTGCGCCGAAAGGTTCTGGACGTATCCACGCCACCGCATCCACGCGTTGACAGCGTCGCGGTGCTTCTCTTCCTCGCTGCGGAGGTCGAGGTCATCATCGGCGCAGGTTTCCAGGCGTTCGGGAAGAAACTCGACCTTCGCCACCCTGGCATGTATCGGGACGCCCAGCACGATCTTGGCATAGCGCGCCTCGGCTGCAGTGAGGCCGGCGTAGATATCCCAGAGCTTCGCCGCCTCCGCCCCACTATGGCGCATGTAGATCGCCTGCCCCGCCGCCTCACCGAGTGCCTGCGCCCTCATCGCCGGCAGGTCGTTCGGGTCGGCGCCCATCTGCCGCGCCCTCACCTTGAGGCCCGCGACGTCCGCCGCCGCCTCGGCCTTGACCTCCGCCGTTCTTTTCGAACGGGTTGAGTTCCCGTCCCGCTCCCGGCGCGGTACCGGCGCCAGCCCAGGAAGCGCCCGCCGCGCCTCAAGCTTGCGCGCCCGCGCCCTCGTTTCACTGCCCTTGCCCAAAATTGCCTCCTACGAAAATTGCCTCCGCCACCTCTTCAGGTGTCGGCTTCCTGTTCTGTTCGGCCTCCAGTGCTGCCTGGAGGCGCTCGATCTTCTTGCGCAGCTGCGCCCGCTCGACCCACAGCGCCTTGATCGTCTCGGCCTGCGTTTCGACCTGACTGCGAAGTGTGGCCAGCTTCGCCTTCATGCGTGCCACCACTTCCGCCCCTGGCGGAGTTTCCGCAGCGGTTTGCCAGAGGCGACCTTGTCCGGAGCCTCGACCAGCCTGTCGCGCGTCGCGGCCTGCCAGCGGGTGCGCTGCATGATCTCCTCGAGGATGACTTCTGCTTCCCGCTCGAGCTGGGATTGCACCTCGAACCTGGTGGCGTCGTACTTGCTTGAAGGTTCGGCCATCAGCGATCTCCTCCGAACCGGCGTGGCGTGAAACCGATCTCCCGCATAATCGCCTCGGCCCGTTCCGCCGATACGCGCGGCTCCTCCGGCTCAGCGGACTGGTTCGGCACAACCTTCGGCTTCGGCCGCTTGCGGAGAATGACCGCGCGGATCGCGCCGGCGTCAGGCTTGGCGAGGCGGCCGCTGGCGGTGCGATTTTTGGGGTCGGTCTGGTAGTCGCGCCAGGCGGCCCGGATTTCGCTGTGAGAACAGTTCTCGAGCACGTCCATCCAGCCTTCCAGTTCGATCGCCTTCACGGCGTCCGGGGTGTCGGCGTGCTGCCAGAACTGGCCGAGAATTGCCTGGGCCCTAACCCCAATCTTGGCCCGATGTTCCTGCTGCTGCTGCGGTGACAACGCGTTGAAGCCGGTCGGGGTGGCGGGAAGGTTCATGGTGGCCTCCTGAAATCGGGGTGAGCTTTGGTGTCTTGGAATTGCGCATCCAGTTGCGCCAGGTCGCTTGCCAGTCCAGCTTGACGCCCTTCTGGCCTGGCGCGCTGCGCCAATAGTCCTGGAATTTTTCGGCTTCGAGCCTGATCGTGTTTTCAGCCCAGCCTTCGGAAATCGCCCATTCGCGCCAGCCCCGGGGCAGAACCCAATCATCGGGCAAGCGTGTTCCTCGACTGCGCGCCTTGCCCGGCTTTTTCGGCGGGGGACCTACAGGGGGTACTGACGGTTCAATGATGGTTCCTGACGGTTTGGGTGCATCTGGTGCGGGGGTAGAGGTGCATTTCGTGCGGGGGGGTGGTGCATCTGGTGCGGGGTGCATTTCCTGCGGGGGTGCATCTGGTGCGGGGTGCATTTCCTGCGGGGGTGCATCTGGTGCGGGGGTCGGGCGCACGAAATACAGGTTTGATCCGTTCCGGCCTGCACCGGGGATAATCTCTACATAACCTTGCGCTTGGAGCTTCCTGATGTTTGTCTGAACTGCCCGCTCTCCGAGGCCGGTGCGCTGGCACAAGCGAGGAATGGACGGATAACAGCGCCCCTCGTCATCAGCGTGATCCGCAAGGGCGAGCATAATAAGTCGCTCTGTGGCGCCCAGTGTCTCGCTCTCGAATACGGCTGACATGATGCGGATGCTCATTGTGCGTCACCTCTGATCTCGACATAGACAGCGCCGCCCTTCTCAACCGGGCCGAATTCGACCGGCCAGAGGCAGCGGAATCCGTGGTCATCCACGCCCATTGCGTCGGCGATGCCGTCAATCAGCGGCTTCATCTGGCCGGGCATGTTCTGCAGGTCGCGCCGCAGGCGGTTTGGCGGGCAGAAGGTGAAATCCAGCACCACACCCGGATCAGGCTGCAGGCGCGCCAGCTGGGCGTGCCAAGCGCTCGTCAGCCGGTAAGCCTTGGTCGCCGCAGCCTTGGGGCGCCAGTGCCCCTTGGCGTGCGGCTGGAGGCCTTTCGGCGGCCAGGGGAACTTGATGACCTTGCCCATCAGGCGGCCCTCCCGATGAATTCGGTAGGACCGGATCCGCGCTGATCGAACAGATACCAGGCGCAGTTGTCCTTGCCGGTGTGCGGGCTGTCTTTGATCCACTTGACGCGCCCCACGGACACCACCTTGCGCAGCCAGGGCATGAACGGCGCCGCTTGCTTGGTGTGCATCCAGTCGGCATCGAACAGCAGCCATGTCGGACGCACGGCCGAAAAATGGGCAATCATGGGGTGAAGGACTTTGCGGTCCCACGGAGGGTTCGTGACGATGAAGTTAGACCCAGACACACACATCGGGTCGACGCCCTGCGCGGCGTCGTGCTTCCTGATGCCATCAGCGCGCGGCTCAATGTCGGTGGCCGCGTAGCAAAAGCCTGGAAGCGCCTCGATCAGCGCCCCGTCGCCCGCGCACGGCTCCCAATAGCTCCACCAACCGTCGGGCAGATGCGCCAGCAACGGCGCCACGGCCTCTGGCGGGGTCGGATAGAAGTCGCGCGGGATGCGCTCGAAACTACTGCGCTTCCCCATCAGCCTTTCCCCGCGGCCCGGCGCATCCGGCGAATGCAGCGCTTCATGATCAGTTTCCGCTCCCCCACGTCCTCGGAGAGGATCAGCTTGCGGCGCTCGATCCGCACATGCAGCTTGGCAAGGCGCTCGACCTCCTCGGCCTCAGCAAACTGGAACCAAGGGGCATCAATGCCGAACGGCTCCACCAGTGGCGGACCACCGTTGCTGCCGATCAGGGCGGCTAGGCGTTCTGCCTCTCGGTCCTGCGCCGCTATCTCGGCCTCCTGCTGCCGCTTCAGGCGCAGGAAAAGCGCATCCAACGGGTCAACCTGTACACCTATTGTCGGTGTACAGGCGCTGGCGACATCGGCGGCGCAGAACGAGTTTGGGTGGATCAGCGTGGTCATGTCTCAATGAGCGCTTTCATATTGCCCGCACGCCCAAGCCGCTGAGCCGTCGAAAAGCTTGCCCTGCTTCTTGGTGTGCACCTTCACCTGCGAGCAGAAGCCGAACCCCTTGCTTTTGCCTCTTGTGACCTTTCCATCGCGATAGTGAGCGCAAGCTGTGCACTTCGCTTTCAGCTCCGGCCTTGCCCAGGTGCATTGACCCTGCCGCGTCATAGCGATGCGGGTTGAGAGGTCATCACCGTTGATATTCTTGTGGGTCGGGTCTTTCATCATCGGGCCTTCTCCTTTTTGCAGGGTGAAACGCTTCCGGCGGACTGCTCTCTTATTTCCAGTACGCCTCAATCTCTTGTGTCTTGGCGTCGAATGCCGGGCCGTGCAGTTCACCGGACCACTTGCCAGCCCGGCGCATGTGGATACGCAGGGCGAACAAGCAGCAGGAAGATCGCTGGCGGTTGATGGCGGTGATAATTGGGTCAGGCGCGCTCATGCTGCCCCTCGAGCACTTTCGCTTCCGCGCAAGCACGAGCGCGGCGCAGTACGTCGATGGCCTCGTCAATTTCGACACCGGCTGCCGCCCAATCTGCGGCGCTAGCAGACTGCTCTGCCGCGAGGATCGAAGATACAGCCTCGCCTGCCTCCTTGCTGATGGCGCCAGCCTGCGACAGGATCGAACCCGCAGCCGTCTTCTCGTCAGGGTTCATACGCCGCATACGGTACCGAGTGACCGGGTGCCGTCCTGCGGCATCCTCCAGGGCCCAAACCTCATCAATCGGCCAGCCGCATTGCCCTGACAGACGACGAGAAAGCGTGCCCTTGCCCACCGGCTGGCCGGTTCTGGCGCGGATAGCTTCTGCCGCTGCATCGAGGCAGCCAAACGCCGGGCTGTCGATCAGAGCAACCATCTGAGCGTTGATAACGTCACGCATGGGGGAAACCTCGTTTTCTTTGAGTTTCGCGGAGCCGCCCCCAAATCGTAGCTATGGAAGCGGGAATTGGCATAGAGAGGGGGTTAGGCGGCATCCCCGAAGAGGCCAGCCAAATCCGGGCGCAGATCTCGGACACTGACGCCGAGAGCCTTTGCCAGCCTCCCGACAGTCTGCGGCCCGGGGCTGCGCTCATTGCGTTCGATCAGGCTGAGGAAGGCGCGGGAAATCCCCGCCTCTTGGCAGATCTTTTCACGCGAAAGCCCGTTTGCACTGATGTGTTCGGTGATATTCATATCGAACATTTACATTATGTGAATTTTGCGAGCAAGGGGAATTTTACATAATGTTCATGGCCGACACAGCCCGTTTGCCGCATAGAATTGGCATGAAATTCAGCATACGTGAAAAGCGCCTCGCGGCAGGCTTTACCCAGGAAGACATGGCAGACCAGCTTGGGATCTCCACCGGCCTCTATAATGGCCTGGAGAAGGGCAGCCGCCGGATGAATGAAACTTACCTGGAGGGGATTGCCAATATCTTCGGGGTGTTGGTGTCAGACCTGCTCATCGAAGACCGCCCTACCATTGCCATCGCCGGCAAGGTCGGTGCTGGCGCTCAGGTGCCGGTGTTCGACGCCTACGAAAAGGGCGACGGGCCGCAGGTGGAATGCCCACCTGGCCTGTCCCCGCATGGCGTGGTGGCGGTCGAGGTCGAAGGCGACAGTATGGAGCCGATTTATTCGCACGGGGATCTGCTGTTCTACACCCGCAACGGCCATGATGCGGTGCCATCCGACGTGATCGGCTATCGATGCGTTTGCGAGGATGCGGACGGCATGGGCTGGGTCAAACAAGTGAAGGCAGGCGATGAGCCGGGGCTATTCCACCTGATTTCATTGAACCCCGGCGCAAACACCATGTGGAACGTGCGGCTGAATTGGGCGGTGCGGGTACGGCTGCACTGGCCGGCGGAACTTGCTAAAAGGGTTCAATAATTGTGCCCCCTCAAGACGCTCCTCGCTTCTGGAATGCCGCCGGCTATCCGGCCGACAAAGTTTCGCGCATCCTCTTTGAGGGCGCGCAAACCGATACAGGCGACTTTTCCAGTGAGCAGAAAGCCTGCCTCGAAGTTTTCCGCTCCATTCGAGAAGTGACCCAGGCGCCGATTTTCATCCAGGAAAACAGTCAAGTAGCACTTATCAACTTTGGGTCACGGCTAAAAACTTGCGGGTATCTATTCAGGGACCGAGAAGGCATCATTGTATCAGTTTCGGATCGCGTTCCCACTCGCGCGCTCTTTCACGAGCTTTGCCATTTCAAGCTCCGCTGGGTTGATAAGGTCCCCCACCTGCAGCTACCTAGGAGCGCTTTCGGGCGCGCTGCGCAAAGCCTTCTCAATAATGAACTGGACCATTTGGAAATCGTACCAAGGGAAATTGAGGTCTTCGGAAAAAAGGCTGAAAAGATATGGGCAAAACGCTGGTCTGACTTTCCCAAGAACACTGGGCGGCAAGCCTGGCCGACCATCGCAATAAGAACGCTTTGCGCAACGGTAGCCTTACAGCCTGAGAGCCGGACAAAGGTGGCGAAAACTGCCAGGCGCCTCGGCCTTCAGGAGAAAGCGGACAGCTTCGCGCGTGAAATGATGAAGTTGCGCCCTGACCGGTCAGCTATGGTGAGGTTCGCTCTCGAAGCATTCGAAATTAAGGCATCTGGTGGCATGCTGCAGGTGGAATCCCCCAACGATGGCCGGCCATCAATAGAGTTCATCTCCTAGGTTAAACACCAAAACTCGACAATTTCCCCACCATAATAGTCTGGGTACGCGGTCCAGTCCGAATACTCTGATATCGGCGCACCAGGCCCAGTAAATTTATGCCGCACCTCGTTCGACAGGACATTCCACACCGTCTCATCCAAACGCGGCGCGTTGAAATTCCCCTCCCAGATGCGCTCCAACGCGAACTCATTCGCGTACCTAAAGTAGACCGACGCTCCCAGCTTCGAAACCATGCACCCAGCCTCTCCGCTCCGGCGGTTATTCTTTGCGCGCACCATGCGCTGACAGGGGCAGTGTAGCATGAACCGGTAGGCGTGCCACCGGTTTTTCACATAGTGTGAATTTTCTTCTTGCATGCATATTTCACATTATGTAAAACTTCTCTCGAGCAAAGGGAGAACCGAGATGAACGCACTTACCGAAAAGTTCCGCATCGCAACTGGCAAAGTTGTCGCCCCGGTTTTCACCTGCGGCTGCTGCAAGGACGTGACCGCCTTCGAAGACCACATGAGCGATGACTTCGGCGCAGAACACACCCGCGCCGTCCGCGCCGCCTACGGCTTCAACGTTTGCCACGCCTGTGCCGATGACTTCGAACCGGCCAAAGCAGGCGAATACAACAACCCCGATGAGACTCATGACCTCCGGGCAGAGGAGGCGTGAGCGATGCTTGATAGCGCCCCTGCCCTCGCCGTCGTTGTCACCCCGTTTACACCGTCTAACCCGGCCTGCATTGACACCCACGCGGCCTTTCTGGATGGCCACGCCTCGCCAATCACCGGCTTCGGTGATTGCCCGCTGGGCGCCCTGACCGATTTGGCTGACGTTCTGATCGACATGGGCCGGCCTGAGCCGATGATTGGGGCCCTGACCCAGCGCGTTGCTCTGGAAGGTGCCGACGCGCTTTGCCACCTCATCGACTGGTTCTGTGCCTGGGAAGACGCTGACCGCTACATCCCGCTGGCAATCGACCTACTGGAACCTCTGGACAAGGCCGCCGCTGATGAGCGCCGGAAGTGGTTTTGATCATGCAGCAGGACCCCACATTCATGTCAGAGGCGCGCCGTTTGGCCGCCACCTCCCCGGCGGCAAAAACCACCACTCACGACGATAGCTGCCGGGGGCTGGGCGGGGAGAATGACATGGGTCACCATCTGGCCCGCATAAATTCCCCCGCCTCCAAATACGAGGGCTGCTACCTCGCCCGTCGAACCGTGGCCATCCAGATCTTGTTCTGGCTCTGCATGGCTATCGGCGCCCTCTCCATCGGCGCCCAGCTGACCGGCCACGCCGAAACCCTGCGCGCCATGTGGCACCAGACACCCTGAACTCCCTGTAGGGCACCGCGTCCCCATTGTTGGCGCCCCACCTCACCCCGGCGGTGCATCTGTGCCCGCAGAACGCCGCCGGGGGCTGTTCGAAAGGAGCGAGACATGATCCGTCAGCCGACGCCGCCCAGAAAGGCCTTTGCCTGGTGGAACGCTGCGCTGCGTGACCCGCGCACACCGCGCCATGAGGGCGAACCGCAGGCGGGCTACTACAAGCGCCGCACGGTCAAGAATGGCCCTTGGGTGCCCCTGCGCATCCGCCTTGTGCAAGCCATCGACCGGGAAACCGGCGAGCTGACCGAGCCGGAAATCCACGTTGCGGAGCAAGACGGTGCCTCCTTCGATCCGAACCCGATCTGGACCCACTGCCGGCCGATCTCATCCCGTGAATTCAACGACCTCACTGCGCGCCAGGAAGATCTGCCTTTGATGGCTGCCACCCATGCGCCGGTGGACCTTTCCGAAACCCCTATTCGTCCAGGAGCTTGATCAATGACCGAACATAATCCCCGTGCCTTCATCGGCGGAAACAACCCGCCGCCCTATGACCCCATCGTGGTCGAAAAGCTGAACACCGAAGCGGCGGGCTTCCTCGACGCCGCAGCGGAGTGGATCGAGAAAGGCGATATCACCTCTGAAGGTGATGCCCAGCTGCTCAACGATTTCATTGCGGGTGCAAAAAAGCGCAAGACCGCCACCGACAAGGCCCGCGCCGCGGCCAAGAAGCCGCACGACGACGCTGGAAAGGCCGTGCAGGCTGCGTTCAAGCCGATCATCACCAAGCTTGAATCTGCCGTCTCGAAAACCTCCCCCCTCCTCACCACCTGGCTGCAGAAGAAGGAAGCGGCCCGGCAGGAAAAACTCCGGATCCAGCATGAAGAAGCACGCCGGGCGCAGGAGGAAGCAGACCGCAAGGCTGCAGAAGCCGCGGCCCGCAATGATATCAGCGGCGAGATCGATGCGGAGGCAGCCCGCGAGGAAGCCGACCTGATGGCCAAAGATGCGGCACGCGCGGCGAAGTCGAAAGCCAATGTCACAAGCGCCACCGGCGGCGGCCGCACGGCTTCGCTGCGCACCTACCACACTGCAATGGTGGTCAACGTGCGCGCTGCCTTCATGCACTACCAGGAAAACCCTGCCCTTGCCGAGTGCCTGCGCTCGCTGGCGGATGCTGAAATCCGCTCCAAGGACTTCGATCCGGAAACCATGAAGATCCCGGGCATTGAAATCATTACCGACCGGAAGGCCGTCTAATGAGCACCGCCATTGCCAAGAAACCTCTGCGGCAGGTCGACAGCGTCCAGCATCTGCTCCAGAACGATCAGGCCCGCCAGCAGCTGTCTGCTGTGGCCGCCAAGCACATGAACCCCGAACGCCTGATGCGGGTCACGGCCAACGCCATCCGCACCACGCCCAAACTGCAGGAATGCGAACCGCTTTCCTTCCTCGGCGCGCTGATGCAGTGCGCGGCCCTGGGGCTGGAACCTAACACGGTTCTCGGTCACGCCTACCTGATCCCGTTCGAAAACCGCCGGAAGGAGGTCACCGAGGTGCAGGTGGTGGTCGGGTACAAAGGCCTGATCGATCTTGCCCGCCGCTCAGGCCATATCACCAGTATCAGCGCCAACATCCACTATTCGGATGATGAGATGTGGGAATACGAAGAAGGCACCGAGGCCCGCCTGCGGCACCGCCCCGGCCCGCAAGAGGGCGAAAAGCTCCATGCCTATGCCATCGCCAAATTCACCGATGGCGGCCACGCCTATGTGGTCCTGCCCTGGGCGCAGGTGATGAAGATCCGCGACAACTCGCAGGGCTACAAGACGGCTATCCGCTACAACAAAACTGACAGCCCTTGGATGGCGCATGAGGACGCGATGGCCAAAAAGACCGCCATCCGGGCTCTGGCCAAATACCTGCCGCTGTCCGTCGAGTTCGTGGATGCCGTGCAGATCGACAACGATGCCGGCACCCGGGTGGATTACGCCTCCTTCGCGATGAGCCCCAAGGACGGCACCACCATCGACGGCGAGTTCATCGAAGAGGACGGCGAAGAGGCGGCGCCCCAGCAGGACGCCGAAGAGACCAAGCCTGCCGCCGAAAGGGCTGAGGCAAAGCCGAAGGTCCAGGACGCACCCGAGGCGCCGGAAGAACACCGCAAGGCGTTTGAGCAGATCGAGCAGGATCTGACCGATGGCGCACCGGCTGAGGCAACCGCGAAGTTCCATGCGGAAGCCCTGGAAAAGATGAAGGCCGAAGCACCCGAACTTCACCAACAGGCTCTGGAGATGATCCAGAAGGCGGAGCAAGAGGACTGATGCGCCAGAATGACCTCATCCGCGTTGTGTGGACCGGCCACGCGCTGGAGCCGGACGGCAACTATGCCATGCACCAGCTGCACGACCGCCTCGGCGCGGGCGAGGTCATCAACGTGGACCTCGACCCGGACCGGTCCGAGAAGAGCCACAAGCACCAGTTCGCATTCGTGCGAACCGCGTGGCAGAACCTGCCGGAAACGCTGAAGAATGCGCCGTTCGCCAAGAATGCAGAGACCCTGCGCAAGCATGCCCTGATCGCCACGGGGTTCTGCGACACGGAAATGGTGCCCGTAGGCTGCCCGCGGCGTGCTGACCGCGTTGCCGCCTCGATGTCCCGCCTCGCCGCCCGCCTTCACGGCTATGCCGTCACCAGCATCGAGGGGCCGGTGGTCTACTGCCATACGCCTCACAGCCAGAACCAGCGCGCCATGGGGGCCAAGGCATTCCAGCAGAGCAAGCAGGCCATCTTGGAATGGCTCGCCCATCTGCTGGAAGTATCCCCCGATCAGCTGGCCAATGCCGGAAGAAAGGAAGCCGCATGAGCCGTCCGGTCAAAGAATGGATTGGGAAGACCGACACCACCCCGGCGCCCACCCGCGTGAAAGCCCGGATCGTCATGGCGCAGGACGGCATTTGCGCCTGCGGTTGCGGCGCCAAGCTGGGCGCCTCCGGAGAGGCTATCGAGTTCGATCATGAGGACGCCCTGATCCTTGGCGGCGAAAACCGGGAGGCCAACCTGCGCGCCCTGCGCCGGCCATGCCACCGCGTCAAGACGAACCAAGACGTTGCGCAGAAGTCGGTCGAGGCCAGAAAGCGTGCCAAACACCTTGGCCTGCACCAACCCAAGAGCGCCCTGCCCGGCAGCAGAAACACCAAATGGAAGAAGAAAATAAGCGGCGAAGTTGTTCCCCGCTAACCGAATCCGCATTGCGCCCTGACAGCAACCGGGCACCCGAACCAGCATGAAGCAGCCGCAGAGTGCGTCCTGCAGAAACCCGCCAGACTTGGTTCACTCCTTTTGCCGCAATACCCGCCCGGTTGCTTTCAAGGCGCAGTTTAACCCCTTGGAGAAATTCATGAAGACACTTCGGATCCTGATCGGCTGCGAAACTTCCGGGGCAGTGCGCCGCGCCTTCCTCGATCGCGGCCATGACGCATGGTCCTGCGACCTGCTGCCTGCCGATGACTGCAGCAACCGCCACATGCAGTGCGATATCCGCGAAGTGCTGAGCATGGGCTGGGATTTGCTTGCTGTGATGCATCCGCCCTGCACGCGCCTCTGCAACAGCGGTGTGCGCTGGCTCAGCAAGCCGCCCAGAGGCCGGAGCTTGCGGGAAATGTGGTCAGAGCTGGACGCGGGCGCCGATCTGTTCTCCACCTGCTGGAACGCCCCCATTGAGCGCGTGGCAGTCGAAAACCCGGTGATGCATCGCCATGCGAAGGAGCGGATCAAGAATTACCGGCCCGCTGCCCAGCATGTGCAGCCATGGTGGTTTGGCGAACCGGCCTTCAAATCGACCGGTCTCTATCTGCGCGGCCTGCCGCCACTCAAACCAACGAACCGTCTGACCCCGCCGGCAAAGGGCACTGAGGAACACAAGCGCTGGTCGTCAATTCACCGCGCCAGCCCCGGCCCCGACCGGTGGAAGCTGCGCAGCAAAACCTTTCCCGGCATCGCCGCCGCCATGGCCGAACAATGGGGCGGCTGGGCAATCGAGCAGGAGCAAGCAGCATGAAGTTTACGACCAGCAACGACACTTGCTTTTGCCCGCTCAGGCGCGAACGGAAAAAGACCGATGACGGGTGCGTCAGCGATGCTGACAACGCATTCGCGGATGATCGTTTGAAAGAGGGTGCATAGATGGCGACCATTCAACCTGCCGCCTTACGCGAATCCAACGCGGCTGCCTTTCTGGACCTGTCCGTGACCAAGTTCCGCAATCTGGTCCGGCGCGGCGCCCTGCCCGGCCCTGTGCGGCTGGCAGATGGCGTGGAGCGCTGGCGCGCCGACGATCTGCGCGCCATACTCAGCGGCACCGCTGCGCGGCCGTCCGAGGACTTTGAGCTGTGAAGAAACCCGCCAAGCCCAGGATCACCAAACCGCACCTTGCCTGGAAGTGGAACAATCGCCGCGGAGTTTGGGAACCATACCACCGGATCACATGGACCGAGGGCGGCAAGCGGCGTGAGCGGACGGTGAAACTGGACTGGCAAGGCGATGCCGAGCGCCTGGACGTGCTCTACTGGGAGTGCGCAACCGGAAAACACCAGCGGCAGAAAGCCCAGGCCAAGCACACCTGGCGTGCGCTGATCGGGGCATGGCGACAAGATCCCCGCATTCAGGGTAGACTTTCGGACGGCACGAAAAAGACCTACCGGCGCGACATGGAAGGCATTCTCGAGAAGAACGCCGACAAGGATGTGCGGCGCACCACAAAGGCAGCCGTACGCGCAGCCCATGCCAAGCTGGCCGATACGCCGCGCAAAGCCGACCGCTACCTGCAGACGATCAGCCTGCTGTGGAACTATGGCGCGAACAAGCTGGACTGGCCGCTTGGCGACAACCCGACGAAGGGTGTGGACCACTACGGCAAGCAGCGCGAATATGAGCCGTGGCCCCAATGGATGGTCGACCAGCTGGAACAGGCGCCGGAGGACGTGCGCACCGCAGCCTCCCTGATCCTGAACACCGGCCAGCGCCCCAACGCCGCAATCTCGATGAAGTTCTCAGACTTCGACGGCGACTGGATGAGCGTCCTGGACGAAAAGAACGACGAGCGGTTGGAGGTCTACTGCCCTGCGGAACTGCGCACTTTCATTGCCTCGGCGCCGCGCAAGGGTGCCTATGTGCTGGCGAAGAACCTGACGCAGCCGCGCGGCTATTGGGCCGTGTCCAAGGCGTTTCGCGCGTGGCGCACCGACCTCGGACCAAAGGCAGAGAAATACGTGCTGCACGGGCTGCGCAAGCTGTCGATCATCCGGCTTGCCGAGGCCGGGTGCAGCGATGCCGAGATCCAGGCAGTGACAAACCAGAGCGCCGAAATGGTCGCCTATTACCGCGCACGCGCAAGCCGAAAAGCCCTGTCCCGCTCCGCTCAGCAGCGCCGGAAATAG